CCGATGCCGCAACTAGGACTCGACAGGTAGCTTTGCCTACGTTTAATCAGTATGTCCCGGGAAAGAATGGGATTCCTGTTGCCTTGAATAATCCCAATAAGAATCTCTACCAGTTAGACCCTGCTACTGGTAAGGCTATGACTTATTCAAATGCCTGGAATAATTATGCCAAAAGTACTGGAGCTACCAATAAGATGATAGGATATGGCACGGATGCCAGTGGTAGAGCCGTCATTTCTACATCGGGTGGAGCTACTTATGTTGTTGACAGGGCAACGGGTGCAGTAACCCCAACGGCTTATGTAAATCCAAGCACGTTGACAAAAAGTAATAAGATAGGGCAGGATATAAGTACCCTTAATGCTAATCCTACCGAGGATTTGTCGGCCATAATGCCGTGGTATTCTATGCACGGGGCGAACAAGTTCTATGCTGAGGGTATATTGTCTGATTATGAGTTGGCCAAAAAGACTACACAGGAACAAGCAGATAAGGCGGCAACTGGATTAGAGATTGAGGGAGCGAATACTATAAATTATCTCCAGAGTCTTGGGGGGATACAGGACAAGATAAATGCACAGGTATCAAGTGCGTCGGATATGTGGAATAAGAGTATCGTAACTGCCGACAAATACATACAGGATGCTAAAGGTCGAGCAGACTCGATGCTGAAGCAGTTGGATGTCCTGAATAACAAGGTGACACAGGATATGGACTTTGCCAAAGCACACGAGATGCAGGCGGCGGTTCAGGGAACACTTGGGTCATTGAGGGACACAGAACGAAGCATCGCCCAGCAGTATGGAATAGACAGCAAGGAGTATGCTTCAGTAGCGGCAGGGCGTTTAAGCACTATTGCCACGATTCATAGTAACATAAATGCCAGTTATGATAAAATCAAGGCAGAACAGGGACAGACCTATCTTAATGCTGCCACGAATTTGATGGGGGCATCCTCTACTGCCGTTGGATATGCCGAATTGAACAGTATAAATACCCTAAATCTGGCGGCGGAGAACTCGGCGGCTTATGCTATGCAGTCGAGCCAGATGGAAGTAGCCATAGAGGGACTGAAGGCAGGGGGACTTGAGAATATCGCTAACTGGATTATCCAGACTCCCGTGTTCTCAGTAAATGCAGCCCCTTACATAAGTGCTTTGTGGTCAATCAGGAAAGACCAGAAATCAATGGAGTTGGCGCAACAGATGGCAGACCAATCCAAACCAATGGGATTTGGAGAGCAATTAGGATTAGCAGCAATGAGTGGAATAGCTGGTGGCTTGACGGGGGGAATGATGGGTGGTACTTCTAAGACCGGAGGAACTACAGGGACGGCAGGAACTACAACAACACCTAAAGTTTAGGATATAGTAATATGCCAAGAGCAAATGATGGACAAGTTCAGGGTCAGACATTAGACCCCTTTACACAGCAGACTTTACTACAATCAGGGCAACAAGCCAATCAGCAGTTGGTGACGGCGATGCAGGAAAGTGGGGCAAATAAGAGAGCCAAGACTGAGGCAACAAGTCGGCTTGTACAGACAGGGATGCAGGGGGGGATGGACATAGCTCGGCAGGCTATGGCACAAAAAGCCGCGGCAGAGGCCCAAGACCGAGAACTGGCAGACAAGGAAAAAGGTAGAAGGGCTGATTCGGAACTGGTGATGCTTAGTAATACTATGGCCGCTAACCGACAGAGAGAGCTTGAAAAGTCAAGACAGGATTATGAGGATGTTGTCAGGACAGGAGACAGGAAATTATTTTCGGAGTTGATGGATAGGATAGAAAAGAAACAAACTAGAGATAGAATAATGGCTAGGTGGCAAAGTGTAGCAGACCTGACTAGGACAATGCGCATTTTTGATATGTTTGATAAGGGGCAGACTTCCCAACAGAAATTCCTTACTGCGATGGTAGAGGCCGGAAAGAGTGCGAAGTATGACCAGCACGTTGGAGAACAGACACAGGTAGGGACAAAGGCATTTATAGAGCCAATACTGCCGACTGCTTTCAAGACGGGCGTAGGGATAAGAAGTTCACTGGATGATGTCCTCAACAGAAATAGAATTGATGGGGTTGATTCCAATACCATTTATGGGCCAGATGGTCTAGCACGGGTAACGAAATTGGTGGCTGATGGGAAATTGGACACCGTAAAGATTGGGCAATTACGAAGAATCCTGGATGGAACAAAGGATGCCATTGATTCTCGTTTATCCGCACTTTCGGGAAATGAGTCCAAGAAACCACTGGAACAAAAAGGTTTAAGCAAAGCAAATGTAGCTGATAAAACCATCAATAGTGTTGGATGGCCTACTCGATGGGGACTAAAAGCAGTTCGTGCGGTCAAGGGATACCCCGAGGGGTGGGATGAGGTCAAGATGCAGAAAACTCCCGAAGGTCGGGAGTATGATAGCCTGATGAGAGCCAAGGCAAATATAACCAGATTTCATTCGGTTCTGGATTCTGCTGGCTTCGAGAAGGGGACATTGAGTGGTAATCCCAAAACGACTATTGGGCAGGTGGTAACAGAAGGGACTAACCGAACTTATGGAACGGATATTGGTGGAATCTCCAAGGAACTAATGGATAATTATGGGGAAGATTATACCTCTATCCGTGCCTTTATGGAATCCCAAAAGAGAGACCCCCTTACTTCTTTGGGCGTTCCCTTGAACTGGAAAGAACAGGTAACAGACCCAACTATGCAAGTACTAATAGAGGAACAGTTGATGGGGTTGAAACCGAATATGACCCAAGACTCTAATCAACCTCAGCAGACTGAGGGGACTCCAGTAGAAGGTTCGGGGCTTCCTTCAGAGGAAGAAGGTTTCTAATATGAATCCAATAGCGATAGCTAGTATAGCCGCAGCAGTGGGATTTACTGTCCCCCAACTTCTTGAGGCCCTTATGGGTTATAAGGGGCAAAAGGCCCAGTTAGGTTTTCAAGAAAAACAACTCAGTACCCAGAAGCAGGGTATGGCCCAATACATAGACTATTTGAAAGCTTCGGCAGAAACAGACTACGCCCGAACACTGGGCTTGAAAAGAGAGGATAGGGCAAATAATAGGGAAGATATGTTGTTGGCCGCATTTATGGGGAGTAAGCAGCAACAGACGGCAATGGCGATGCAGATGTTGCAGAACGTAATGACATCATCGAGGATGCCCCCACAACAACCTCTCGATAATTATGCTCCCCCAAACTCATTGGTAGGGTTACTGAGGTAAAACTATGAATGTGATGACAAATTTTCCCCTACAAGGTGGACAGACTAATACTCCCGTTTTTGCGGAACTTCTGGAAGAAGCCAAGAAAACCGTAAAAAAGATGACCAAGGCCGAGAGGGTGGCCGTGGCCGATGCTCTTGGTAAACAAGCCTCAGCAGGTAGTGGTTCTATGGCTGCAAGTTACGGATTGTCGGATATGCCTATCGGAGATGCGGGAGAGGCTCTTGGTGGTGCGGGAAGCGTGGCTAAGGCAAAGGGGTGGAAAGGTCTCTTGAAGGGAAAGGGAGCCAAGGCGGGAATGGCCGGCCTCGCCCTGCAACTAGCCTTGTCATATATGATTAGCAAGGGTGGTGACATTGCAGGACAGAGATTGCAGACCGATGCCATTAAGCAGCAAACCGCTAGTATGACCCCACAGGATATGTTGAATCAGGCAATGATGCCGGACTTACAGGCCAAGAGTCAACTTGCCAGAGAAGCCCTGATGAACCAACTTGGGGGGGTTCACGGGCCTTCCAGGTTAGCGAGTGGCGAAAGTTACGTTGGGGGCTGACCCTAAAATGAATACAGGAGCCGTATGCCTCAGCAAATGGAATTGGAGTTCAAAGAAACCATAAAAAAATGTGCCGAGTGTGGCATAGAAAAATCTACGACTGAGTTTTATCTTAGTAGAAGAAAGAAGCCGGTAGGAAGATGTAAGGTTTGTTGCAGAAAAAGACACAGGGAATTGTGGCATAAAAATAGAGACTTTATGCACCAATATCATCGTAGATACCGAAAGGAACACCCAGAAAAAAGATGGGACAAGGTTCATCCTGACCGAGCTAGAAATCTTCAACAACGATGTGGCCGAAAGTATCGGTTAAAGTTTGAATTTGGGATTACATTAGAAGAGTATGATAGGATGTTTAAGTTGCAGGAGGGGAAATGTTACTTATGCCACATTCCTCAATCATCCCTAAAAAATAGACTTTGTATTGACCACGACCATACTACTGGAAAAATCAGACATCTTCTATGCCATAAATGTAACCGAGGATTAGGTGTGGTGGAAATCATCGGGGTGGATAAGATTGTTTCTTATTTGGGAGAAACATACTTATGAATAGTATTCTGCCGGATTTTGAAGATGACCATATCCCCTATGGGGTAGCAGGAGCATCATTTTCATTTCCATTAAGCCCCTACGACCGTTTCCCCCTTGCCCTTGCTAATCTCACTAGGGGAAGTATGGGGGCGGCGGGGCGTTCTCTGATTGCACCCAACACTTTAAGTCCCTCTGAATTACTGACATTCCAGAAGCAGGTTATGGGCAACAAGAAAAATCCCCTACTCAAAACCCTGCTGGATATTTCCACAAATCCCCTTTTCATTATGGGGGCAATAGCCAGTATTGCATATCCGGTGGGAAGTTCTCGGGCGTTGTTCGAGATTGCGGAGGGGATAAGACCAATAGCGGCAAAGGTCGGGCCGCTGATGTCCCACATATATCCGGCGTTTATGGCATTACGAAACTTTGCACCCCTCTCCCAGAAGATAAATAATGTTTCTGCTGAGGCCAGTTCCTTCCTGTACGAATTTGGACACGAGGCAACCAGGATACTTGGAGGGGCGGGCAAATTGTCAACCCTAGACCAGACCAAACTGGCTGGGTATGTGCAAGGGTGGAACAAGCACTCGGGAACGGTAGGGGCATTATTTAAGGATGTGGGGTCTGACCCCATAATGCCCAATCTTCGTAGCCAGATGTCCCCAGAACTCATTTCGACAGGGGACAACATATCTAATCTATTTAAGAAAATACGAAATAAGTTTCCCGACACAACTATGGATGCTATCGTGCGGGAGATGGATTCTAAAGGAATCAAGATAGGCCGATGGCTGGTCGATTATTGGCCACAATTAGGATATTTCGATAGATTTGAAAATGCGGCGGTTAAGGATGTATTAAGTCTGTCGAGTTCCAAGGGATATGCCGAGGGGTTGAAAAATCTGACCGCGACTGGGATTGCTAGTTCGATGCGCCAACGTCGTGGTGGTATGATTCCTAATATGGTCAGGATGAAAGAGGCCGAAGCCGCTGGAATTATCAGGCCGGGATTTGTGTCTGCGCTGGAGGCCAATATCGAGAAGGCAATAGGCCAAGCCTCAGCAGCTTTGGATGAAACCTTGGGCAAGGCCGTTGATGCTTCTGTGTTGGCGACCCAGAAGGCAATGGGTAAAACTCCTGACCTTCTCGGGGGAGATAGGACACTTCAGTTCTTTGATAGGACAGCTACAGATACTTTTATAAAAAAGTTGCGGGTGGCTCTGAAGAGTGAGCATTACAACATAGAGGGTCGGCTCGGTGGGGGCAAGACGGGTGATTTGAGGCTGAGGAAGATTGCACAACACCTATTTGCAGGGAGAAGTGACCCCGCCCTGTACCAGAAGAATCTCCGAGAAGCTGCTGAGGCTATCGCTCGGCCATCCGAGTATTCGCTGGATACTACCCACGTTCTCCAACAGTATATCAGCAAGATGTCCAATACCTATGCGTGGCACGGGACAGGACTCGGGAAGGAAATAGGAGTATTGGTAGACAGCCTCAACAATACAGGATGGAATGGACAGAGTTGGGCAAAGCCCTATGTCGAGGAACAGTTGTTGCCGTTGGTAAGAGGATACAAAACACAGGCACAGTTCTGGAGAGGACAGAACTGGATGGAGATGAAGAAGGGAGTAGTGGATTGGCTGGTTCAATCTCCCCTGAGTAAACATATTCCAGAGCAATCTAAAAAGTGGATGCTAGATTACTGGGATAACTATGGGCCATCGACATCAGTCGATTCAGTTGGGGGACATATCTCAAGGTGGTTTCAGTTATCGACCTTGGGGGCGAATATGTCCTCATCTATCAAAAATTTGATGCAACCCCTTTTGACCACGATGCCTTTGTTCGGGGTAAAGAACACAGCAAAGGGACTGGCTACTACGATTGAAAAATACTCCCAATATACGGGATTCAGAGCGGCAGGACTGGGACACGAAGAAGCCTTTGTGAAAGCATTTCCCGATTTCGTGCAGGCGATGGGAGCAAGGTCTGACATCATAAAAAGGATGGCCGCAGGGGACTTGGTAGAAGATTCGGGGATGTTGCCTAGAGGGGTCAGGACAGGATGGGACAAAATAAAGACAGTGATGATGACACCCTTCGGGGCCGCCGAGACCCAGAACCAGTTATTATCTTTCTATGTAGGCAAGAACGCCGCCCTGTCTGAAGGTTACATCGGAAAGGCCATAGGAGACCAGTCTGCTGAAGCTATAGAGGCCGCGGCCAATCGGTTCGGGAAATGGGCGGTTGAGACCACACAGTTTACGGGTGGCCCACTGGGATTACCAAAGGGACTCGTGGATATTTGGCCTCCCTTCAGACAGTTTATGCACTTTCCCCTACGATATGCGGGATTCCTGACAGGAGGAACACGGCTGGGAGAAAAGAATCTCCAACTTGGGACGCTCGGTCGTGGGGTCGCGGCATCTACAGCCCTGTATTATGGGGCAAAAAATCTGGCCGGCGTAGATTTGAGTCAGGGATTGATGACCGGAGCCTTGCCGTTGCCCTCATACGAAAATGCCCCCTTCTACCCATTCCCCTTTGTTCCCCCGATGATAGGGGCGGCTGGGAGTGTGGCACAGGCGGCTTTCTCGGGGGATACCAAATCTCTTGGTTCCGCTGGGGCATTGATGGTTCCAGGTGGAGTTCCGGGGAGACGGCTTTACCGAACCCTCTCCAAGACGTATGCCGACTATGAGAATAGGCAACCCGATGGCAGGATTGCCGTCTACAACGACAAACAGGCACTGGTTGGTCTATTTACCCCTCTGCAACTGACCCTGAAGGCCATAGGGCTTACGCCGTCGTCTGTGACTGCCGAGCAGGGGGCGACACAGTGGATTTTGAAGCAGAGAGACCAGATAAGGGCATATAGACAGCAATACCTGCAAGCCTTGACCGAAAATGATACCAACAAGGCACAGGCCATCCAAGAGGCGTGGAAGAGCCAGTATCCCGAGTTGGGGGAGATACAGGTATCGAAGCAGGACATCAAGGCCATCGACAACCGAAGGCAGGTAGCCCGTCTGGAACGAGTGATGAAGGGGATTCCTGCCCAGTATCGTCCTCTGTTCCAGCAGATTACCGCAACCGCATCGCTGGGACAAATTGCTCCTGACATCGAGCAAAATCCCGCAGTAGCCCAGTGGTATCAGTAAAATAATTTTTATTTTACCCTTGACTTCCTAGAAAAGTGTGGTAGGATGCTCTATGTTCGGTGGAGCAGGTTCGAGTCCTGCCTTGTGGTGTAACGGGCAGCATACCGAACCAGTAATCATATTGTAGGAGACAAGGAAATGAAAAAAGACAAGACGGCTATAAAAGATGTAGTTGAGGAAGCCGCCGTAGAGAATTTCAAAATTCTACTGCGATACCCAGAATTTATTAACTTTGCTCCAATAGTAGCAAACCTACTCCACGCCGTAGACGACTATAAGCGACGAATCTGTTGCCAATTACCCCTTATAGGAAAATACTGTGTTTCAAAGAAGAGTCATCTTTATTGGGAATTTAAGGTTACAAAGAGAGGAAAAAAGAATGGCAAAAGAAATTAACAAAGACCTTTGGGTAGGTAAAATGTGGGAAGTAGAAGTTACTTTCTTGGGAGACGGGAAGTTTACTCCTGTGATTGTCTTGGCCAACAGTGAAGATACCGCAAGACAAGTAGCCATCGACTACATAATTGGTTATGGACATTGTGCTGGATTTGCTGATGCTGCAATGGAAGCCAAGACGGGTAAGGTGAAGTATCTGGCTTTCGGGGCAGCGAGAGACTGTCGAGTTGAACAAGAAAAAGAGGAAGTAAAACAGTCCTCTTGTGAACACGATACAATAGAAATAAGGATTCAAAAGAACGGCTGGTTCGGGGATGCTCGGTGTATCTGGTGTGACAAGAGAATGAGACTTAGCCCCCATAGAGGCTACCCGTGGTATATAAAGCGACTATGGAAATACATAACGAGGTCATAGATGCCCCAAATGGAACTAACCTTCACGGATTGTTCACAATGCAGAGAATGTCCCCTATGGGAATCGGCCAAGAATCCGGGGATTCCTACGAGGGTATTTGAGGTCAGCGGGAAAGATACGGCTCTCCTGATTGTGGGAGAAGCCCCGGGGTTCAATGAGGACAATTATACAGATGAGTTCGGGACAAAAGGAAAATCGTGGATTGGATGGTCAGGGAAACTTCTTGAACAGTTCATCAGAGCTTCCGAGTTTACTGCCTCAGCGGATGTGTTCCTCTCAAATGCCTGTCGTTGTCACCCCCCACAAGCGGCAAATGTCAGCAATGGCCAAGTTGGGAAATGTCGGGGGAATCTTATTGCAGATATTGGGATTTTGCAGTCAGTCTATAAACGAGTCATTATCTTGGCCTGTGGCAAGCCTGCCGCAGTTTCCATATCGGGGATTAAATCTCTAACCCAAGCATTTCATCATCAGGGCATTGAGGGAATGACCCTCTCACAACCCCCTCAAAATCCTCCCATCCTGTTTTTCACCTATCATCCAGCCATTTTGCACCCGAAGAGGAAACCTGCACTGGTTCACGCGGTTCAGGCACACTTCAATCTGGTGTCCCGATACCTGAAGGGAGAGTTTATCCCCAACAAACTACAGGCGTTGCCCGAGATTGGGACTGACCCTGATACCTTGCAGTTACCTAACAGGATAGGGCTGGACATAGAAACGTATGGTATCTTGAAGAACAGGGAGCAGACGGTGTTTCACCCTGTTCAAAGCAAGTATGTGGATGGGGTAGATTTCAAAGACCAGATTGTTACGGTGGCGATAGGATATATCGAGAATGGAAGAAAGAGAACCCATCAATACATCTGGGAAAATCCCGAGCATCGGAAGTTTATTGCCAAATGGTTCGAGAAGATTGTGAAATCCAAGGCCATAGTGCTTGGGCAGAATATCAAATTTGATATGTTGTATCTGTCCTATGCCGATGCGACCCTGCAATACTGGATAAGTCCCCAGTGGCTCAAGTTGGACGATACGATGATTAAGTCGTTCCTCTACAACGACCAGCAACCCGAGAAGGGGTTGAAGGAATTGACGACCCTATATGGGATTGCGGATTATGGGGACTTGAAGAAATTATATGACGAGAATAGGGCAGAGGATGCCTATGACCCCAGACTCCACAAATTAAATTCTCTCGATGTGGCTGCCGACCTCACGCTGGATGAAGAACTCGACAAGATGATTCTGACCAAGTACGGGAAAAAGACTCCCAAACTGACCCAAGCCTCAGCAGATATGAGAAACGCTGTAATCTGGTGTTGTCTGGAAATGGAACGGGTTGGATGCGCAATGGACAGGAACATCTTGCAAGCCAAGCACGAGGAAGCAGAGTGGGTATGTGCCGGCTGTGAGAACCTGTTAAGGGATAAGGGGGTTATTCCCGAGGGTAAGGGGTCGGATAGCTCGAAACGGGAACTCATAGGGGCGGGGATTCAAGCATCGGGGTTGGAAGGGGACAGACGGGTAGAGTTTACCCCCAAGACCCGCAAGTTGGCATTTGGGCAAGTGAACACAAACCTTGTTTTGGAATATATGCCAGACGACCACCTGCTGAGGCCGGTGATTGAAACCTTCAGAAAACTTGAAGAGTGGTCAAAGGTTATTGAAACGTATACGGGGCCACTGCTTCACAACAAGAAGAAAGGATTGGTGATAAATGACACCAACGGAAAAACCAATAACGGCACTGGACGTATACTTTTATGTAAGGGGATTGAACGCTCCGTTGGAGTTGCCTATCCCTCGTGGTATCCCGTGCCTTCTTATTCTGGCAAGAATGAAGGCGGTCAGGAAAAGACTGGGGGTACAATCCAAGCCAGAATCACTTGTAAGCGACCCCCTCTTCAAACAGCCCCAGCAGATATCTACAATGCAATTACAACCAGGTTCAGTCCGGGCGTTCTGAGGTGCTACGATTTTTCCCAAATCGAAATCAGGGTAGCGGCTTTGTTGTCGGGAGACCCCATCCTGTTACACGCATATCAGAATGGGATTGATGTCCATACCCAAACTGCAAGAGTATTGTTTCCAGACCTCGTGAGGACTGATGCGGAATGGAAGGGGACAGAGGAGAGACAACTCGGAAAGACCATTAACTTCCTCGTTCTGTATAAGGGCGGCGCAGAGGCATTACAGGGAACTGCGCTCAAAGACCTGAAGCTATCCCTCGATATTGGCTTCTGCGCTGACCTTATACAGAAGTGGTGGAGGTCACATCCTGTTCTGGCAATGTGGCAGGATAGATTGGTAGACTTCGTAAAACTTAAAGGATACTTGGAATTGCCTACAGGATGGAGTAGGACATTCACAACTGACCCTGCGGCGATTAGTTTTGCGGTAAATGAAATCTGTAATTTCCCCATCCAAGCTACCGCAGCCCAGCTTGCGGAGAGTAGCCAGTTTGAGATTCTGCTGAGGCTTCGGGAAAGAAACCTAAGAACCATCATACCCCTTCAAACCTATGATTCTGTCCTGTTGGACGGGCCACCGGATGAGGTTGATGAGGTTGATGCAATAGTAGAGAAGGCATTGAAAAGACCTCCACTTCTTGGTATAATAGAGCAGGCTTGTGGGAGAAGTGTTCCAATAGAGTTCGAGCGTAAGGAGATATGCAGATATGGATGCTGAACCAAATACAGTCGAAGCAACCCAAATAAGGTCTATCTCTTACGACCAAGAAGAGATACTTGAATGGATACAACGTCTTTACTGCCCAAAAGGATTTGAACTCGACCCCACATATAGCAAAGGTAATTTTTATGGGGGTAAAATTTTATCCCCCCCTTTGAAGTATGACATCGAACCACAGGTTGAGGGAGTTGTTCAAGCTGATTGTCGAAAGTTACCACTTCCCGATGCAAGCGTAAGAAGTATAATTTTTGACCCTCCTTTTGTCGGGGCATCTATTGGGTCAGTTGAGGCTAAAATAGGCATCATAAAACAAAGGTTCGGATTTTACCGAAAAGTTCCCATAGAGTTATGGGGGATGTATAAGGAAGCACTGCAAGAGTTTTATAGGTTGCTTTACCCCGAGGGTTTTCTGATTTTCAAATGTCAGGATACTGTAGAGGATTCAAAACAGTATTTGTCTCACATTAAGATAATCAATATGGCACTTAATCTTGGATTTTATCCAAAAGATTTATTTATCCTGCTAGCAAAAAATAGGCTAACTTCTCCGTCGCAACGGATACAACAACACGCTAGAAAATACCATTGTTATTTCTTGGTGTTGCAAAAGAAACAAGTATACATAAACTATTCGGGAATGTCTAATGAATACACTTCAGCGGTCATCTGATGCTCACCTGAGATACCAGATTCCTACGGTAATCACAATCCAGGTGGATACTCGTGAGAAATACCCCGTGACATTTCCTGACAATCTCCTGATTCCACATCCAGAAATCTCGACCAAGAACATTATGATTAAGGTGCTGGTCGAGCATACCAAATTGGAGTGTGGGGACTACAGGATTAAGGAATATCCGGAGTGCTGTGTCATCGAGAGGAAGGGAAGCATCCTGGAAATCTACAAGAATATGATGGACACCAACGACTCCATCCGACAGGCCAAGAGTTTTAGGAAGTTGTCGGCGGTCGAGTATCCTTACCTGATGATTGAGGCAAGTCCGGTGGAGACGGTAACACCAACCCCCGAACTCCAGTGTCCCGAGTTGGCACTGCATCGGCTGGCCGTGGCCGCGGCGAAGTATGGACTCCATCTGCTGTGGCTTCCCCTGAAGAGGCACGACCCGGGTGTGAGAAGGAAAGTCGGGACGATGATGGCTCACCTGATGTTGGGGTGCGCCTTGAAAACTCATTTGGATGTAATTCCCGAGTTGTTATAGGAGGAAATATATGCCATTCCCAAAAACTAAAAATATGGGCAAGGCGATGACGTTCCTGAAGAAGGATAAACCAAACTGGCCGAGGAAACAGAAGATTGCCGTTGCCCTGAAGATTACCGGCAAGGGTAAAAAGCAGATTGGCCGGAAAAGGGTCTCCCGTGCCATTAAAAGGGCAGGAAAAGGGTAATAAGATTTCTTCAAATAATTTTTATTTTATGCTTGACTTCAGCCAAAAGTATGGTATAATGACGGGTGAAAAGCCTCAGCAGATGAGGGTGGAGGGGTCGGTATACCCGACTCCTTCCCCTCGATTTTAACAAGGAAAGAAAAATGAATCACGGTCAACCAATCACGATTGTTCCCGCTGGTTATATGGATATGCCTAATAGGTCGATTGGGCTTGCTGAAGGTGGTCAGGTTATACTGGCGTGGACTGAAGCGTATGATAAGTTATTCACGTTTGTAGTGGTGCAGGAGACAGCGCACGATGCGAAGGAAGGAAACGGACACCAACACGAGAAGGATGAAAGCGGCATACGAGAGGGTGAGGGTGAAGGTAGCGGACGACATCAGGCAACTGATGAAAGACCACAAATTATCCTACCGGGAACTGGCAACGAGGTTGGGGTGGCCGGTGACGACCATCCGAAGAAAGATAAACAGCGACGACCTGTTGATGTCAGAGGCAAGTGATTTAATGTTCCAGTTTGGGCTGGAATTTTATCCGGTGATGAGGCCAATAAAACCCCTCACCGAATCAGACAAACGAGCAAGAACAAGATATTGTAAGGGAAAGGAAGGAAAATGAGTATGGATAAGGCACTAACACTTCGAGAAAGGTTGATGTTGCGTATTCTTCTATTATGCGCAAAAATAGTGAGTGACAATAGCTACACTTACAAGACTGACATCGACGACCTCATCACATTCCTGAAAGAGAAGGTGGTGGCTCAATGAGGATAATTAGCTTAACCGCCGAGAACATCAAACGGCTCAAGGCCGTCACCATAAAACCCTCTGAGGATGTGGTGTTGATTACGGGCAAGAACGCCGCGGGCAAGAGTAGTGTCCTGGACTCCATCGTGATGGCACTCGGGGGCAAGGAACAAATCCCCGAGGAACCGATACGACAGGGACAGGAGACTGCCAAGATTGTGTTGGACTTGGGAGAAATGGTTGTGGAACGCCGGTTTACAGCTACGGGTTCTTACCTTGAAGTCAAAACCAAGGATGGGTTCAAGGCAAAAAGTCCTCAGCAGTTGTTGGACAATCTTGTGGGCAAAATCAGTTTTGACCCCCTGGCATTTATCAATGAGTTAGACCCCAAGAAACAGAGGAAAATAGTATGTGACCTTGTGGGGTTGAACCTCGATGCGCAGGACTTCAAGATTGTGGGTCTGCGAGACCTACGGCGTGACGTGGGGAGAGACCGGGATGCTCTGCTGGCGCAGATAAAGGGGATGACTGTTCCCCCAGCGGATTTGCCACTGCAAGAAATCAGTGTGGCCAACTTATCGGCGGAAGTCCGGAAGGCCATCGAACATAACAATAGTATTGTGGCACAGGACAATGCTGTAAACCAACTTGGCCAAACTATCAACGATAAAACTTCTGCAATTTGTAAAATAGAGACCCAAATTATCGAATTGCAGAACCAGCATAAACAGATGACCACAGAGTTAGTGGGGATTAAAGCAACGTGGGCAGCGCAACTTGCTATCCTTAATACAATGCAAAAGATAGACACCGTGGTAATGACTACTCAAATCTCTTCTGCTGAGGCTACTAACACGGCTATCAGGAACGCACAGGATTATTATGCCAAGAGGGAAGCCGGCCAGAAGAAAGAGGATGAGTATGATTCCCTGACCAAACAGATTGAGACCGCTGAATCCGAAAAGGTTACTCTCCTGTCACAGGCCAAGATGCCCCTTGAAGGATTGTCAATTACTGAGGCCGGCGTGACCTACAAGGGTATTCCCATCGAACAGATTTCCTCGGCGGAGAAGTTGAAGGTCGGTGTGGCGATGTCGATGGCCCTCAATCCGAAACTCCGTGTCCTGCGGATTACCGATGGTAGCTTGCTTGATGGCGACAACCTGAAGGCGATTGCCGAGATGGTGAAGGACAAGGACTATCAAATTTGGGTCGAGAAGGTGACCGATGGTGCAGGCGTCGGCGTCTACATTGAAGATGGGGAGGTGAAATAATGGAAATCAATACCCTTGCCGACATAAAACCCCTGGAACAAGTTGTGCGGCAATCTTGTATTAAGGATTGTCTGTCCTGCCAGCGATATTGTATGTTCAAGGACTTGTGGGGTCTTGTTCCGAGGATTGAGAACTATACTCCGGCTCCGAGACAGGGACGGATATTCCATCGGTTGTTACAGTTAGGGCCGGATGGGATTGAGACCGTGAAGCAGGAAATCATCGAGGCACAGACTCTCCTGATGAATCAGGTTGAGGCGGGCGGAGATTTGACGGGGGAACTGGCTCGGACAGCACAAGGATTGACAGACCTGTATAACAAGACCCTGACGATGGCTCAGATATTCTGGAAGAAGTTTCCGTTGCCGGATTACCTCAAGGTCATTGAGCGAGAACTGAAAATAAGGATAACCCATCCCCTGATTCCCCTGCCGGTCGAGGGAACGATTGACTGCTTGATGCAGGATACCCGTGATGGCAAGTTCTGGATACGGGATGCCAAGACGGATAGCCAACAGGCTCCTATTGCCACCTATTTGTCGGGCGCATCGTGGGGAGTTCAGCCGAGAACCTACCGGCTGGTAGTAGAAACAGACCGGAAAATCGTGGTAGCGGGTTTCATCTTCGACGTGGCAAAAGTCCCTGGAATCAAGATGTGCGGGACAGATGAGAAGAATAGCAAGATTTGGAAATGCACCGTTCTCGAAGCCTATATGAGAAGGGTTGAGACGTGGTATCTGGAGAAGGGCGAAGAGGCGATGGCCTCGAAGGGGATTATCTTCAATGAGCCGGTATTGAATCGGGAGTTTCTGGAGGATATTGCCAAGACCTGTAATCTTTTGGGAAGAAATCCCCACAATCCCGAAGAGTTCTCCCGGGATGAAACAGGTCAGCATTGCAGGCACTTCAATCGGACTTGCAACTATTTGAAGCTGTGTGAGACGGATGTAAATGGATGGCCGTCAATCATAAACCAGTTTTATACCCAAGCCTCAGCAGAGGAACAACGAGGCGAAACAGTTGAAGCCGAGGAGACTGAGTGATGAAGATAATCAAAGAGTATCGCAAGTCAGTCAAATACAGGTGTCGTAAATGTAAAAATGTCACAACCTCAAAGAAGGGCAGTCCGTGTGCTGTATCGGGGGTATGTGGAACTTGTTTTGAGAATCAGAGGTAAAAGGAGAAAAACAAGATGAAGCAGTTAGTTGGAGTAATACTATGTGTAAGTATATTATGCACACTGACAGGATGTAGAAAGTATGTGGTGGAACAGACTGTTCACGTCTACCCCGATGATTCACCCATATCAAGAAAGGTAGTGACTACTACAATTGAAGGCACATTTACGGTAGCGAGTAGTTGCTCTTGCGGGATAGATTATCCCTATGAAGTTAGAGTATCACAGGAGATAAGGAATGAGTCGGTTCTGGATACCCTACGAAATCAAAAGGCTCTGGCCGTTGCCGAACAAAAACTTTTACAGTCGAGTTTTATTGCGAAAGGAAAATAACGATGGCAAGTCTGGGAAAAACAATTATCTATGTGGCGGTTGTGGGCATCCTGTCCCTCGGCGGGTTAGGTTGCACGGCACAACAGGCTCAAACCAATCTGGATGAGTCGGTGAAAATCAAGTTGACGGTGGACAAGGCAACTGTTGAGGCTGATAAGGTTAGGGCAGATACCAGTCTAACCGAACTGGAAAAGGTAAAGGCGCAGGCTCAGATTTATACAACGGCGGCGGTCGATGCTGGGTTGATTCTACCGGAGCAGGGAGCAGGATTCCTTTCGGCCCTCGATACGATAGCCAATACTTATCTGGCCTGGAGTCCTTTAGGTGTCCCGAAGGCGAATTGGTTGACCTTGGTGATTTTGGCCTATGTTGCAATACGGGGAAAGAAAGGGAAGTAGTATGCGGTATTTCAGGATAACAGATTACAAGTATGAGGTGGCGGAGGAGGAGGTGTGCCGGTCAGGAATACGCTTCCCTAAGTGGATTGACCAATCCGATTTTGCCATCTTGCCGGGTGGTCTCATCGTGGCCAAGAAGGGGTACAAGTGGGATGGGCCGAGTGGCCCCACGTTTGACCGTAAAGAGAATATGACCCCGAGCCTGTTCCACGATATTCTTGCTGAGGCTATGAGGATGGGATTGTTACCACAGAGTTTCTGGAAACCTGCCAACGAACTGCTGGTTAGGTTGTGCATCGAGAAGGGAATGAACCCGTGGTGGGCAAAGAATGTGTATGGGTTGGGGGTGTCCCTCACGAAGAACTGGTGCAGGGTAACTTGTAAGCCCGAACACCCGATACTGGAAGCCCCCTAAAGTTTTTGAAAACCCTCACGCGGAGTTCTGCTGAGACAGGAAAGGAAAGAAGGTAATATATGAACGAACAAGAAACAGTAAAATTACCGGTTCCAATACCGGCACCTCCGGTGGGGAATGTGGTGGTAAATGCAACCCCCGCCTCGATACCGATGGACTATGCGATGATGGGGGTCAAGTCGGGATATAAGGCAAAACCTGCTGAGGACTTGAACCTGTATATCAAGGGGCCGGCGGGTGAGGGCAAATCTACCTTCTTGGCAAGTATACCCGATACCCTGATACTGGACATCGAGGATTCGGTGGAGCATATCCCTAACAAGAGGGCTAACTGGCTTGTGATTAACTCCTACGAGCAGTGGGTTCAGATTACCGATAAACTGATTGCCGATGGAACTGCCGGACTTCGCAAGTGGAAACGCATCGGGATTGATTCTTCAGACGAGTTGGGTGCGCTGGTAGCCCGCCAGATATGCAAGGAAAAGCAGGTCGAGGACATTTCGGATTACAAGTCGGAAGGTGCGGGGTATGGGCTGATTTATGTCCGAGTGATGCAGACCATCCGTAAGCTGGAAGATGCAGGGTATGCGTGGGCAATTACGGGGCATATCACGGAGCGCGAGGTGGTGAGTCCTGTAACCAAGCAAAAGACTACGGCACTCCGAGCCGCGGCGTATCCCGGGTTGATTGGTCAAATCCTGAATCGGTGTGAGTTCGATGCCACGATTTACAACATTGTTTCCGAGGAGGTCAAGACCAAGAAGGTCAAAATCAATATCCCGGGGCAGGGTGAAAGGGAAATAGACCAGCCGATGCCCGCAGAGAGGGTTGAGCATTACTACTTCGATTGTGCTTCGATTGCGGGTCAGCAGGGCAAGAAGCGGGGAGTAGCGGGGAATATGAAAACCAAGTTTGAACTTCCCGCCATCGGAGGCTGGGACGTATTCGTAAAAGAATATAATCAGGCAATACAGAAAGGAGTAAAAGTAGTATGAGTGATGCGAGTTTTGAACAAATTTTAGCAGCACAGAACAAGGAGTTTGATGCAGCAGAGGTGTTTTCAACGTGGATGCCCCCGGATGGTGAGTATGTGGTGCAGGTAAAAAAGGTATCCAGTGGCACGAAAAAGGATGAGGCATCCGGCACATTTGCACCGTGGTGGAAGATGCTCGGCGTAATACTTGTCGAGGCCGGCGACCCCAAATTGAAGGGCGCAGAGTTCACATTGGCGTTCTTTATGCCAAAGACATACGGAATGATGAAGGGTGCGGCGTGTATTCTCGCCAACAAGCCGATTATGAGTTCCCTGAAGGAAGCCAGCGACATTATCCTGGCATCGACCGGAGCAGTCCTGAAGGTCAAGGTAGAAACACGGGAGACCAAACGGGGCAAGTTTACGGGATGTAGTATCCTGTCGGTGATACCGACCGAAGGTATGCCTCAGCAGGAAACACCGGCTACGGAGCCACCGGCTCTGACATAGCAACACCGATTTCCTTTCTTTCCTTGTGTGGGGGAGAGGCGAGGCGCACGTCACGTCTCTCCCTTTATGGTCAGGATAGCTTAATGGTAAAGCACCCCGAGACTTATACAGGTCTCGGGTCTATGCAGGTTCGACTCCTGCTCCTGACCCTGTTTATAGTGTAACGCCCACCTCGACTACAAAGACGTGGAACGTCCGAAAAACGAGCGTGGTGGGTGCAATAATATGATACGAGTGCTGAAAAAAATCTGGTGTAAGATTGTTGGGCACAAGGCCGTAGTCCATTATCAGTATGCAGGAGTCTTGCAAGATGATTGGGAATATCGAGAACAATGCAATAGGTGCGGCGGAATTGGAGAATGGTATTGATGAATGACCCGCGACTTGAAAATCTAACCACTCTCACCAAGTTCCCTGTATGCGTGAGACCCCATATCCAGAAGAGCAAACTGTCTGGTTACTACATCACTGCCAAGGCATTTCCTCTCGGGTGTCCCGAATTGCCCAAGGAGCAGTGGGTGGGACTGCATCGGGGGTATATGGTCTGCACATTAGACCACCCAGCCGAAGCCCGTAGCCTGATGTATGTGCAGACGGATTTGCCAGAAATTGAGGATGCGGGAGTTGTAAGTTGGGTGGGAAAAATATCCTGTTCGAGAACCAAGTATGGGGCTTGTTTATATGTTCCACTGGATATTTGGAAGCCTCAGCAGGAAGTGTCAACCCAGAAAACCGTGGGATATGGGGAGGGAGTTAAGGGAAAAATTAATGGGGTATATGTGTTGTTGCATCTACCCGCAATAAAACCTAATCAGTAGGAGATATAAAATGGATTTGAGAACCAAGAAGAAAAAGTCAGGAATGTCTGCTGACGATATTGGTAGTGTAGTGGCTGGAGTTGGGGAACTGGCAAAGGACTACGTTGACAAGCGGATGAATGAGTCAAATCACGAACTTAAAATTGTGATTGATGCCCACCGACATACCCATACCGAACTTGCTCAAAAGATAGATAATTTGGTCACAAATCAGGCGTTCTACAATGAGCATATTTGTGCTGCCAATAATCGCATCACTGTTTTGGAGGCTCGTGTGAGAACGCTAGCCTCAGCAGAACAAGCAAGGAATCTGGCCGAGAAACAGGCGAGGTGTAAACATCCAATACTGACGGCTACGATAACCGACTTGGGGTATGTGGATGATGTTAGGTGTCAGGTATGTGGTGCGACTACTCCGGGAGGAACTACTCTACTAAAGAGGGCAACACGAAAGGTATGGCGGGGAATCATCGCTCTTTGGTAAAGGGTTTTTCTGCTGAGGCTACTAATGTTTACACCTTATAATGGAGTGGCAGATGGCCCAAGAAGAAGGGGTAGTGAAACCCATATCGTCGTTGCGGATTATCAAGGAAGCGTGTCAGGGTTGTCTGGAACTGGGCGAAGATGATTCGTGGATTATTGATGCGTATGTGTCGGTAATTACGGCGACCTTGCACAGGGCGATACCGGAGTTTGTGTGGGTATATGTTGTGGGGCCACCCGGGTGTGGCAAGACGGAGATAGTGTGTTTGGCTTTACATAATGAGCATTTCGAGTTCATCGACGATTTGACCGAACACGCTTTGACAAGTGGATATGAGGATGAAACCGGCGATGACCCCTCCCTGTTACTGAAACTGGATGGGAAAGTGCTGGTGATAAAAGACCTCGGGGACTTTGCCGAGAATAACCCCAAGCTGGTAGACAAGGTGTTCGGGGAACTCCGTGCCATATATGATAAGAATTATGTGAAGGCTTCGGGGGTAGCGGGGACGCGGGAGTATAATTCCAGGTTTGGGATTGTGGCCGCGACCACAGAAGTGATTGATAGGTTCTCGGAGAGGCATCGGCAGTTGGGGGAGAGATTTCTGGCTATCAGGATGGGTCGAGTTCCATTTACCCTGAAACAGAGAAAAGACTTCAGCCGGCGATGTGTTGGACGGATGGTGGGGAAAGACTTGTGGCAGACCGAGTTACGGGGTAAGGTGCAGGGCGAGATAGAGAAGATTTCAGTGAGGGCTTTAGCAAATGAAAAACTGCCTGAATTATCTGCTGAGGATTTGGAAGTGTTACTTAGCTTGGCCGATGTATTGTGCCTCCTGCGGACAATGCCCATTGAAGGCACGGCAATGCAGCCGGAAATGGGAAGCCGTGTGGCGCAACAACTGGTTGGGGTGGTTAAGGCAAGAGCCTTTTCCGACAGTCGAGATTTAGTATCTGCTGAGGATGTTGTGCTGGCTCGGCGGATTGTGATGGATTCCCTTCCTGTAATCAGACGCAGGATGATGTGGATGCTGTATAAGAGGGGGTTTAAGGGACATCAGTTGGGGACAAGTGCGCAACAGATTGCGCAGGTATGTGGGACAACTGTGGGGGCGTTACAGCCGGTGCTGGTGCAATATGTTCACTCAAAGATTCTTGAGCCAGCGTCAGTGATTACGAAACAGGACGATTCGGTGGAATTATACAGATTAACCTCGGGGGTATTTGAGTTGATGCAACACAGTGGATTGTTCGATGGGACACAGGCAGAAGTATTTAATAGGAAGGAATAGGAAAAAATGACCAAAATATATCTTGATATGGACGGGGTACTGGTGAATTTCCAGAAGGGTTGTTTCGATGCCTTCGGGATGAAGGACAGGGCGACCGAGTTGTTACAGTATGAGTATTTTGGAACTCCTATATTTCCTCCCAAGTTCCATAAGATGAACGAGAGATGCACGAGGGAGTTCTGGGCGAATCTAGAATGGTGGCCTGATGGCAAGCAAATACTTACACTTGTTGAGAGTTTTTTCGAGCAGAAGGATATTTTCCTGCTGACCTGCCCAATGCCAAATCCAGAAAGCTGGACGGGCAAGTTCGAGTGGGTCTGTAAGAATCTGCCGGAGTATTCGAGCAGGTTGATAGTGACAAGAACTTGCAAGAGCATATTAGCTGATGAGCATAGTGTGCTGATTGATGATAAGGAACAGAACATAGAAAACTTTATGATGGCTGGTGGCAAGGGAATCCTCGTGCCGAGGCCGTGGAACTTTTTAAGAACAGTCACAACCCTGGATTTTATCAAGGGTAAACTATTTGATATTAACCCACATCCAATAGGAAAGGAAGTATGATGCCTCAGCAGATTATTGGGATAAGTGCCAAGAAACAGGGTGGCAAGACGACGATGGCTAACCAGTTGGTGAAACATATCCAAGGTAGGGTCGATATGGTGTGTTTCGCTGATTTCCTGAAACAGATTGTATGCACCTGTTTTGCGGGGGAACATCTAAGTTGGGTAAGTGTGGGGGCACTAGATAACGAAACGGCGAAACAATCCGTGACCCCATCTGGAAAAACCTTCAGACAACTTTTGCAGTATGTCGGGACAGATGTGTTCAGGAAACTCGACCCGAATTGTTGGGTTAATGCCTATCGTCTCGCAGTAAGCCGTAAGGGGTTGATTATGCCCGATGAATTTATCATAACTCCCGATGTCCGATTCCCCAATGAGGTAGAGGCAATACATCAGATGGGGGGGAAGGTCATCAGGCTGACCCGTGCGCCTTTCTCAGAACAAGACCAGCACGAATCCGAAACGGCTCTGGATGACTATGCGTTCTTTGACCTTGTATGCCATAATGAACTTATGAGTATTGAGGAGCAGGAACAATGGGTAAAAGAAAACCTCAGCAGAATCATAGGGTGAAGCCTGTATTTGTCCATACGTTCAGTGGACGGAAGTATCAGGTTCACACAGATGAGTTTGTGGGCTGGTGTGATACTTCCGAGAAAAGGGACAGGTTTCTGATGATGTTTCCATCGGGAATTTCCAGAACCCGGGAAGGATTAGACACAGTGGTTCACGAGGCCATACACGCCTGTTTGCCGAGGTTGCCCGAGCGAGATGTAGTGGAGATGGCCAATGATATAAGCAGTTTTCTATGGAAATTGGGGTATAGGAAATGAAAAGAATAAATCATCAGGCCATCAAGATGCTGGAAAAATCCATAGGGGCGTTGAAGAGGGAAGAAAAGTTCTATGGTGCAAACCCCGAAATGTTGAGGATATTGACAAGCCGGCAGAAGGTAATGGAGTATCTGCTGAGGCTCTGCAAGGAGAAACAAAATGATAAATAATCTGGTAGTGATTTCGGATATACACGCAGGATGTAAGCTGGCGTTGTGTCCGAAGGGTGGGGTGCAGTTGGATGAGGGTGGGATTTATATGCCATCCAAGCCTCAGCAGAAGTTGTGGGTAATGTGGGAGTATTTTTGGGACAAGTGGGTTCCGATGGTAACGAGGGGGGAGCCGTATGCGGTGGTGTGTAATGGGGATGCGGTGGACGGGGTGCATCATAACTCGGTAACGCAGATTACCCATAATTTGACTGACCAGGGTAAGATTGCGTATGAGATATTGAAGCCGGTTGTGGATAAGTGTGGGGGAAGGTATTACCATATCAGGGGGACGGAAGCCCACGTTGGAAGTTCGGGGATGCAGGAAGAGGCTTTGGCGGCGAAATTGGGGGCTATTCCTGATGAGCAGGGGAACTTTGCGAGATGGGAATTGTGGGTGGAGGTGGGAAAAGGGTTGGTGCATTTGACCCATCATATTGGGACTTGTGGCTCGATGGCCTATGAGACCAGTGCGGTGCAGAAGGAGTTGGAACAGAGTTTTGTGGAAGCAGCGAGGTGGGGGGCGAGACCGCCCGATGTGATTGTGAGGAGCCATCGGCATAGGAATGTAGAAACCCGTATCAGGGCAAAGAATGGGTTTGCTACGGCGTGTGTGACCGCGGGGTGGCAGTTGAGAACTCCGTTTGTGTATCGGTTGGCCGGTGGGCGAACCTCACAGCCCCAGATTGGGGGGACGGTGGTAAGGTATGGCGACGAGGATATGTATACGAGGCATCAGGTATGGGACATAGAGAGACAAAAGACGGTTGTATTGTAATCACCGAGGCCGAGGTTAATGCAGAGTTGAAAAGGCTTGGAGATTCTGCTGAGGTTCTGACCGAAATTGAGGCGCGAAGATGGGCTATGCACGAGAGGGGAATGAACATTGGACAGATTGCCTCAACAGAAGGAGTTTGTTACAATAATGTGAAGGATGCAGTGAGAAGGGCAGAAGGAAAGTTGAGGAAGGTGGGACTATGAAAACAACCAAGGATGAGTTTAGAAGATTTCAGAAATCTTTTCTTTTCTGGATGGGGAAATTGCACTGTGACTACAGGATTTATTTCCTGCACGAGCCGGTGAAGGATGGGTTTGCAAGCATATACACGAATGAGGGGGGGAAATGTGCCACGGTGAGATTTGCTACCTTTCTCGATAAGGCGAATTATGCGGTCAGACCATCCCCAGAACTGCTTGGGAAACACGAGGCACTGCACTTGTTTCTGAACAGGTTATCCTGGTTGGGGGAGGAACGATATACCGCGGGGGACGAAATCAAACACGAGGAACACCGGCTGATTAGAGTATTGGAGAGTGTGCTATGAGGGTTCTTGTAGCGTGTGAGTTTAGCCAAGTAGTGTGTAAGGCGTTTAGGGATAGGGGTCACGAGGCTTACTCGTGTGACATATTGCCTACGGAAGGAAATCCTGAATGGCATATACAAGGAGATGTTCTAAAAATACTTGGGGACAAATGGGATTTGATGATTGCACATCCACCCTGCACTCATTTGGCGGTATCTGGGGCAAGATGGTATAAAGCGAAAATAGCCGATGGTCGGCAACAACAAGGTATTGATTTTTTTATGGCACTGGTAAACTGTAAAATACCCCGGTGGGCAATCGAAAATCCTATCGGGATTATGTCTCGGATATATCGAAAGCCTGACCAGATTATACAACCGTTCCAGTTTGGTCACGAGGTTCAGAAAGCCACTTGTCTGTGGTTGAAAAACCTTCCTTGTCTTATCCCCACTAAAATAGTGGATAGGGGAATGATATATGTTGACCCGAGAGGCCATAAGCACGGGGGGCAATTTACCAACCAACCAGAAGTCTATGCCAGACACGCATATTCGCCATTGATGCTGTTACCTCCAAGTAAAGACCGTTGGAAACTCAGGAGTAAAACTTTTCAAGGCATCGCAAATGCGTTTGTGGAACAATGGGGAAAGGTCTGCTGAGGCTTATGAACTGGGGCAAGGACGAGGTGCGGGGGAAATGGTTGGAAAGGTGGGGGAGGTTCTATGCCAATTCCAGATTCAGGTGGTTTGGGTGGGAAGATTTGGCGCAGGCCGGCTGGATACGGTTACGGGTGAAGGAGGTTAAGCCCGGGTATGAATCCGTGGCGGCGAAGAGGGCTGTGATTGATGAGTTGAGGGATTTGTTGGGGAGACCGGGGACGGATAAGAACAAGGGAAATGCCTCGGAAGTGGGGGGTGATGCACTTCTGATGGAATATAATGGGGTGAGTAGGGAAATGCCCGAAGCCAGATTGGAAACCCAGGACTTTTTTGAGGGGGTGAGCAGGAAATTGAGGTTGACAATGAGTGAGAAATTGATACTGAGTCTTATGTGTAAGGAAAACTTTACCCGGACGGAGATTGGGAGGGTTGTGGGAATCAGTGGGACGAGAATAAGCCAGATACTTGGGGGGATTAAGAGAAGGGTGGGGGAAATGACAAATATCTGCTGAGGCAGTGGAAATTCGGGATTTGGGAGTGGGTATTATGTTGGGAACAAAAAAGATTCTCGATATAATACCCGCTTCTTTTTTTGGGAGTAAAATAATTTTTCAAAAATAATTGTTTTTCTCTTGACATTCCTTAAAGTCGTGGTAGGATGGTGGACGATACAAGTTAATAGCGTGTGATGCGGTTTTTTGTAGGAGGTGCAAAATGAGAGATTAGTTTTTTAGTGGCTCCTGTGTATCGAGTGGGTACAGGAGCCGGTAATCAACTAATAACTTAATGGGAAAAGGAAAGAATACGATGACAAAAGCACAGGCAATTTATAAAAAACAGCAGGAACGAAAACACTGGTGGATTGTAATGGCGGGGATTCCAGAACATACAGGAATTACACGGGCGACGGCACGAAAAAAGATAAAAGGTTACAGTCCAAAAAATAATGCTCCAACTTTCCTCTATGTGGGGAAAGTAATGCCGAACTTGAAAAGAAGGGGACACGGAACAATCATTTTAGAGTATTGAATTATCTGCTGAGGCAGGAAAGGAAAAAAAATGGAATATAACAACGAAGCCGAAATACTGGAAAGTTTTTTGCAGAAGAAACCCTGTTCGCCGGAGATTCCCCTGTCAACGGATGGGAATAAGTTGATGAGCTATGGGATTATGGTAGCACGGTGGGACGGGGACAAAATGTGTCTAATGTCGGACAGGGTAGAAAATGCGGTGGTGAAGGGTATAAATTACGCCAGGGCAATCAGGCGGATATTGCGAAACATTACGGGGATTGCGAAGGCGAGGAAGCTGATATGATTAAAAACATAAATGGAGTTGATAGAGATATAAAACCTTTTGCTAACCTGCGGGGTGCTGACCTGCGGGATGCTGACCTGCGGGGTGCTGACCTGCGGGATGCTGACCTGCGGGATGCTGACCTGCGGGGTGCTAACCTGCGGGGTGCTGACCTGCGGGGTGCTGACCTGCGGGGTGCTAACCTGCGGGGTGCTAACCTGCGGGATGCTGACCTGCGGGGTGCTGACCTGCGGGGTGCTGACCTGCGGGGTGCTGACCTGCGGGATGCTAACCTGCGGGGTGCTAAAACAGATGAAAAAACACGATTTTCCCCTTACGCGATTGTTCCCCCGATTGGTAAGTTTATTGGTTACAAAAAAGTTTTTGACCGTAAACAGAATAAAAATGTTGTGATTACCCTTGAGATTCCCGCGAGCGCGAAGCGGGTAAGTACACCAGTAGGCCGTAAGTGCAGGGCCGAATATGTGCGAGTGGTAAAAGGGAATGGGGTGTCAGGTCGTGGGGGTAGGTATGTGCGGGGAAGGATATATCGGCCAGATAAATTTGACCCTGATTGGCGGGTGGAATGTTCACACGGGGTTCACTTTTTCCTGACCCCCGAAGAAGCGGAGGTGTATTGATATGCCCCAGCAGAAATACAAAATCACGATTCACGCCGAGTTTGTAGTGGGTAGCCCCCCAGGTTACACTACCCCCTCGGAAATTTTAGAGTGTTTCATTACAGGTAGGCGAGAGCTTGACCAAGAAGGCAGCTACACTTTCGATGAGTTTATCAGGGACAATGCGACGGTAACGGTGGTTAAACCGAAAAAACGAAAACGCAAAGTAACCTGTAACCACGAATATATTGATGCAGACAACGAGGGGTTTTATGGATTCGAGTTTTGTAGGTTCTGCGGGAAACGGAGGCATAAATGAGCCAGAATTATGAAGAAAGACCGAAGTGCGACTACTGTGCTAAGCCGGCAGTAGCGAATTACCAAAAACTTTGGCACAAATTCAATATCAACGGAGCCGGGGAATATGAGGAAGAAACAGGATACGTTTTAGACAACAATAACCCCATTGAACAAGATAATCTACATTTGTGCGCAGACCATATCAAAAGTATGGGATACTGACGAAGAAAACAAGGAAAACGAAACGTAACGTAAATGACCAAAAGGATTTAGGTGAAATATGGGAGATTTGGAAATTAGGGACGAAGCGGGGCATAAAGAACAGCCGGAGACGGTTGGGATTGACTTGATGGAGAGCGATTTCAAGATGGAGTGTGAGGAATTACTCGAAAAACGACTGGAGGAGGCCGTTAATGTGCTGGGGATGGCGGGGGTGCTGGGGATTCTGGAGAGGGTGGCGGGGAAAAAACCTCAGCAGATGAAGACAAGGGCGATGATTACGGGGGGGAGTGTAAATGTGAGGGGGTGGGACGCGATAAGGGGGTTTATAGTGTTGTGTGCCAGAGATGTGAGCCAGTATGAGGAAAGGATGGAGCAATGATTATCAGGATTAAGAAGGTGAGACGATTCAAGGATACTGGTAAGTTTGCCCTGATGTTGACGTTAGAAGATGATACCGACCAGATATTTTTGGGGCTGGTTGACCTGAATGTGTCGAGGCCGATATTGTGCAAAGCCGCGAGTATGTTACCTGACCCGCCGACTACCCAGAATCCCCCGGACAGTCAATCCCTGATTTTTAGGAGGGTATAATGAAACCTCAGCAGAAAAACAGAGGTGAATTTGCCAATACTAAAGTGCAGCCGTGTATGTGGGCAAATGCTTTTAGGAAGAATGGCGTATGGTGGTGTGAGTTGGACAATACGAGGTGTATATCAAGATGTATTGCGCAACGGGTGAAAAATGAAATGAAACCTCAGCAGAAAAAGAGGTTGGCCGGGGGACAGAAACTACGGAATCCCTGCCAGAGCAATTTTGCGGCACACAAGCGACATATCGGACAATGGGTATGCACGTTGAACAGGAAATTATGTGAGAGAGCGTGTAGCCGACGAGTGGTGGAACGAGGACAGAAAATATGAAAAGGATTAGCGGGGTGGAATTGAAGCAGATGGCTCATCACTTTTGGTTTGTGTGGGTGAGCAGCTATGGGGCAGAGAACGCCGATAAGCTGTCCCTGGCGGTGAGAAGAGAGTTTAAGAAACAGAGGCCTCAGCAGAAGGGGAAAGATAATGAATCGTAAAGAATGGGCGGGAATGACCTACGAGGAACAGGTGGGACACTATGAGGCAAGACGGGCTGCAAGATTGCAGAATCCTTTTGGGCTGGAGGGGTGGCAAGTTGGGGTAATTGTGGGTATGAGCATTATTACAATGCTCCTACTTGCGGCTACTGTTATTGTGGCCATATACAAGATGGCAAAGATGTAATATCTGCTGAGGCCACGAGTGGAAATTCGGGATTTGGGGCGTAAAATAATAGTGTAAAGATTCTCCCCTCCGGGGCGTATTAGGTAGATTGCCTGATACGCCTTTTTTATTGCCCCTATTTTCAACAAGTTTTATCGATAATACCTTGAAAATGTTTTGCTGTGGGGGGTGTTATTGTATCCGGCAGCAAAAGATTTTCGATTGTGGGGCAAGTGGTGCGGCCATTTTTTGGGGGTAGCTACAAAAAAAGCCCGTCCGGCGATATTCTGCCAGAACGGGCCTTGCCCTGGAAAGTGAGTTGTCTTATAACCAATTTTCTTGTTTAGCGAAACGGTTGATTTCCTGTGCTGTAATTGTAGTGCATCCGGCGCGGATATGGGCAGCGTCTGATTCGACAATCTCAAAACTGCCGGCGTGCTTGCCGATTAGTTTGGAGGGTGATAAACGCCAGCGATTGAACAGCATCTGACCCGCGCCATAGGGTATCCGTGCGCCATTTGATGTCTCTATTTCCTTGCCCATACGCCGCAGCATAATCTCCGTAAATACGTCTTGACGGAGATAAACGCCGGATTCTGATTTGCAGATTTGCAGGGACTCGTTTGAGACGCCATTAAGCCATAAGGCGCGGCGTTGTGGTAATTCGTTGTTAATCTCCATCTGCAATTTGGCGCGGATTTGGCGTTTGGCTTCAGATTCCTTGCGAACCTGTTCTGTTTGTTTTCTTGCACAATCAATCGCCCTGCCCAATCCGACGCTGTTATCAATATCGAGGTATTTGGGAATTGCCCGTTTGAACGTCTTGCAGAAGTCCTCTAACATTGAACGGGTTCTGCGCCATTCTCTTAAAATATACTCGGCGTTAAGGCGGGCGCGGGTAAACTTAATGGCCATTGTGTTCATCTCATCGACGTAATAGGCCCGAATTGATTTGAGCGACTCTGGGCGGGTGTTTAGGACAGCATCGTTGAAAACCTTGAAGATTTTTAGGTCGTCTGATAGTGCGCGCCAGATATGGCCCTGGTGTTTGGACGTGGTAACGCTGTAATGCTCGACGTTGACAAATACCACGTTTGGCCGGACAAAGGTTGCCATATTGGTCGAATAGCTCTTGATTGTGGGGCCATTAAAACTAAGGGAGCTACCGCGCCCATAGTCCTGCGATTGACTTGCCCAAACGTGCGCGCATTGTGCATTTGAAAATGTATGCTTCATTTTATCCTCACTTTCCCTATTCACTTTCCAACGGGCAAACAGTTTACAATGGGTACAGGGGCCTCAATCCTGTGCCCGGTGAAAACTGTTTTAAGCTGATAATGCGGCGTAAGGTAATTGCAGCACACTGGGCATATTGGCTCGATAAGCAATAGGACAGTGGGCAGCAATAAGTGTCTTGATACGGGCGGTGTGTTTGGTGCGGATTGTCTCGATGTGATAATCTATTGCGCCCTGCGCGGCGTCCAATAGTCCGCTTGCCTTGTGGTCATAACCATAAAAGCCCCAACAGCTACCGTCCACGTCCTCAATGTCGTATCCATAGACAGAGCCGGACAAATAGTCATTCCACGTTTCAATTTGTCCTTGGGCGTATTTGAGCGCGTCGGCGCGTTTGGGCCATTCGGACTTTGAACAGAAAAATCCGCCAACGTGCGATACGTCCCATTGTTGGTCGGGGAATTGACCGCACGCGCCAATACTTAGGACAACGCCAGAATGAATATACGCAGCGACGGGGAAGAAGTGATGGGTTTTGAGAAGTGCTTTTGCGCCGTCCTTGTCATAGTCGTCGGCGTTCTTTGTGTAAATATATCCTAAGACGTTTCTGGGGCATAACTTGTTTTCGATATGACAGTCCCGGTGATAGTGGACTAAAAATGCGTTGTCGTCCCCCATATCTTCGGGAGATTGTGCGTCGTCGTCTGCCATAATTTCGATGTTAAAACCACGATAAGGGATTGATTCTACAATGTCTTTGCGCATAATGGGCCTCACTTTCCTAATACGTTAAACTCAATAAACTTTCCGTTTTGGGCAGTAAAAATGAAATTCTTGTCATCGTCATCGTTTGCTTGCATCGAGCCGGGGATGTGCGCAAAATCCCGGAGGGTGTGATAATCAAAGGCGGATAAGTCAGAGGCGGATACTACCTCGATGGGGGTGTTGTCCATAACAAAAAAACTGATTGTGCGATATGACTTTCCCATAGTGTCCTCACTTTCAATATGTTATACTACGTTCCAGGGTTTTATGGTTCGTTCTTTCCTTCACTTGTCATTTCAAGCACAATTCTACCACCTGATTACCGATTGTCAAGCACAATCCTAATAAATCTCAAATAAATTGGCATACTTAACTCATTATCTCACAAGGGTTTACAATCTTTTTTCTTTACACTGCCATTTTTATTGTGCTGGGCCAAATCTGCCCTATTTTGGCCGTTTCAGGGTCTTCTGACAACCTGGTCGATAGAGTGCAGATACAATCAATGCCAGTATTTTACATACATTATGGACAATCTTCATCGTCTTTTCCTTTCCCCGCCAGTGGAAATTCGGGTTTAACAATCTCACAACTTTGTGCATAATGTAACTGTCGGCGTTCCGCGCCCAAAACCTTTAGTCAAAACCTCAGCAGAAAACACAAAATCCATAGGACTGATACGGTTATGATTATCCGCGTCCAGCTCCAGGCCTCAATTTCCTTTATGGTTAGCATCGTCTTATCCTCCAAACAAAGTATAGTATCCAAACCGCAGCCGGCCAAAAAAATAATGACGGGAAAGAGGGGTCTGCCGTACCGGGGGAAGGTGGCGACCCCCTCGGAGTTTCGGTGGGAATGTGGGCAAAGACCCCTCTCCCATTAAAATCCTATCATATACCGCAAGTATTTGATACTTTTCCAAAAATATAAAAACCCCCTCACACGACCAATTCAAGTGTTCCCTTATCCACAATCTTTTTCAATGCCCGTTTCTGATGCAATATCGCCTGTTAAGTAAAGCATTAACCCACTTTTCACTATCACCACTCGGGACATTACCTATCTTAACATTGCCCTATAGGGCTTCAGATAGACCTACGGATGGCTTATAGTAGATAGTAGTAGTTAGTAGTAGTAGTAGTAGTAATAAGTTTGGTATACCCCCTACCACCCACCTATGTTCCCCCAAAGCCTTTAACAGGGGGTGGGTGGGTGGTATATACCCCCTCAACTTTTTCCCGGCCAAAACCCAAAATCCCCAAAACCCCTCCTAACACCATTATCCACCACGATTTAAGCCTATGTTAAAATAGGCAATCACTGGGTTTTCGCTATCAATAACACGGTTAATGCTTTACTTAACTCGCACACAGCCCCCGAAAATGCGGTTCAAGACTTACCGAGTCCACAATCTGCTGAGGCTCTCAAAGATTTTTTCAGATTTTCCTTGACATTCCCACATAGTATGGTATGATGGGGGTATCGTCAGACCTACGTCCTATGTAAGGAACTATACTGTGAATAAGACAAAGACCATTTTTACTGACATTCTTGAAGAACTCACCGAACCAATCCCTTACCAACTCTGCCCCTCTTGCAATGTGGAGTTTCCGGCTAAACCCAAATACTTCCACGGCAAGGCCGGCGATTGTCTTTTCTGCCAACAGTCTCGGCAAATGCCCTTGGAAGCATACGATACCGACTTTACCATTCCTCCTAACCCCGGAGAAAAGAAGTGTGCTGTCTGCGGTCGCAACTTCAAAGATAACAACCACAATTTCGATGCCTCTTATCATCACCCCTCCGGCAATTCTCCCTGTTGCCTTTACTGCCAAAGCAATCGAACCCGAGCCGTCCATTATCTTCGTATGGCCAATCGCCACGCCAATCAAGCCGAACTCGATGCTCTTGAAGCCGCCCGGGGAGCCGGCAACTTGGAAGAGATGAATCGTATCATTACCCTCCGCCAGACCCGTGAGCAGACCCGTCGTAATGCTACAGCGGAAGCCCAGATAGAGGCAGAGGATTCCCGACACAGAAAAGATTTTGCAAAGGTAGGATTAGATGAGGATAGACACGGAAACCACATAGACCAAGAGGGCAATATCCTCCTGATGGAAGGTCAGACCGCCCCTTACAATATGTTCAATCCTCGTCCCAACTGGAAATTCCGGTTTACTTTCGAGAAACCCCAGCGGGAGTCCCCAAAATGAGCAAAAGCGCATTTGAAAAGTGGTATGACAAAGCAATAAGGAGGTTATTGGGAGAGGATTACTTGTCAAGCCAATACAAAGACGCTTGGCTTGCGGCCTTGCGGTGGGTTATTGGACTGTTTGCTCGAATGGGATTATCCGGGGCGATACAGGAAATCAAAGCCGAAATAAAGAAATGCGAGGCGGAAAATGATTAAAGAATTGCAAAAGTTTATGAATAAATACAAACGTATGGCAAAAAACAGTGAGTATGTTTCTATCGGGCAAGTAGTAAACGATTTGCACTACCTGATGCAAGAAGCTCGCATAAGAAGATTGCCAAAATCGGAGAGATAAAGATGAAACCTAACTCTGCCTTAGATTTACTGCCGCTAATCGGCGACGAACAGAAATTCAGAGAAGCAATAAGCTGGTATGAAGAAGTAACGCCGAAGCCGTGGAGACATAAACAGAAACCATTATCTTTCAAGTGCCATAAATGTAATCACGACATACGAATTAGGACGCGAGATAATAAGGCATATAAATATGAACATTGTCCTACCCCCGACCCCTTCACCGGCTCGCTGGCAGAACTGGAGTTTGAGTTGAGGGATAAAGCGATAGGAAAGGGATTCAATGAATGGTCAATTACGTTTTTTGATAGAGCGTTGGTTGAAGTATGGAAGGCGTGTAATCCAGATAACGTAAAAATATACACAGAAAACCATTTAGGATTCTCGTCTTTTTTGAATTCAGCATATTATTGGATTGTAAATAAAGCTAAACCCGAACACTGGATTTGCATCGCTCTCTACGCTTTAGAGTTGGCGAAGAAAGGAACGGAAAGATGAACCAATGCCCCCATTGTCAACAAGATACAGCAGGTAATCACGAGATAGGTTGCCCAAACAGGCCCTTCGCAATAACAACTTTATCGCCAATTCCGGCTGTTGATTTAGCAGAATCAAAGTTGTATATAAGATGCCCTCATTGCGACCAAATGTTTAGAATAAAGGCGCTAAAATGACAGAAAACTCCACAGAAAAACTTGAACAGGCGATTGAGAAAATAAGGGCAGCGAGAAAAAATACCGTAGTTGGTATATCTTCTGAACTTCGAGAAGCTGAAATCCTCCTCTCCTCCCTCAAGGCGGATATGGCGTGTCCTCATTGCGAAGGCACTAAAGTTGAGCCAAGCCCCGATAGAGATTTGGGCGGGAGCGGTGTTACAAATTGTGCCTGTTTGCAATGCAAGGGCCTCGGCACGAAAGAGGCGTATTTGCAAGCAAAGATTGATTTGATACAGCGGGGACTAAGCGAGACGACTAAAGTGTATCTGCAAGCACAAATAGATTTAGGCAAACAGGAAAAGCAGATTGAGGAGTTGAAGGAGCATAGCGAGCGACAACTTGAGGATTACAATAAAATGACAAAATTGGCTGGCGATTACCGTTATAAATGCGAGAACAAGGATGTAAAAATCAGCGACCTTACTGCCGAAGTGGAACGGCTGAAAGCAGAAAATCTAAAAGCAAAACTGGCTTACGGTCTTATGCAGGACATAGCCAGAAAAAAACAAGGAAGAATTGAGAGGTTAAAAGATTACGCAAGCCATAAAGGGTTTTGTAAACTTCTTTTGCCTCACGGCGGAGCGGACGACCCGCCTGAAAATTACGTCTGCAATTGCGGTCTTACTAAATTGGCCGACGAGATTATGCTTGTTGAAAAAGCCGCCCTTGCCTCCATCCAGCCCGAACAGCGACGGATAAAATGTGCGGCAATAAAAATGGACGGTGGTAAAATCATCGAAGGGGATAGCCACGGGAATATTATTCGCTATATCCACGTCGAGTTAAACAGAGACATGAGAGTTACTACAAAAATGCAGGGCTTTGTAACTGAATCTGGCGAATTTGTTGACCGCAAAGAAGCACTGAAAATAGCACAGGCGGCAGGGCAGATAATTCACAAACACAATCCGAAAGATGTTTTGTTGTCGGAAGATTTGCGACCGTTGCCCGAACAGGGCTACTCCCATATTCACGAAGTCAACGAACAGGATGCGAGAAGTTGCGGAACGTGCGGGCAAGAAAAGGGATTGAAAAATTGTACCCAATGCGATGAGGACTATTCTAATTTCCGTCCCAAAGCGAAAGGCGAGGGAGAAAAGAAATAAATGCCTCAGCGGAATGAACTAATTCTTGGCAACTGTATCGAAATAATGCGCTCAATGCCCGATAAGTCAGTAGACCTTGTATTTGGAAGTCCGCCTTATGAATCCCAGAGAACTTATGGCATCGGCTTCAACCTCAAGGGACAAGACTGGGTGGATTGGATGGTCGAGGTTTACCGTGAATCTTCCCGCATCTGCCGTGGCTTGGTCGCTTTCGTGGTAGCTGGTCATACCAAGAATTTCAAGTGGTCTGCAACCCCTGCACTCCTTATGGCCGACCTGCACCGGGCGGGGTTTAATTTACGGAAACCGTTGATGTATAAACGGTTTGGGATACCCGGTAGTGGAAGCGTAGATTGGATGCGCTCCGATTACGAGTTTGTTATTTGTGTAGCTCCTCTCGGTAGGTTAAACTGGTCAGATAATAAAGCTATGGGACATTCTCCAAAATGGGGGCCTGGTGGCGAGTGCAGTCACAGAATAAAAGATGGGACAAGAGTAAATCAATGGGGGCATATAGGCAAAGGACAAAAAGAATCGGGAAATAGGCGGGCAGACGGAACAAGAGAAACTATGGACAGGCCATCCCATCAATGGGCAGACAAAGATTCCACTCCCATAGCAATAGCTAATCCCGGCGATGTAATAGACTGTGGGGCATTAGGCGGAGGCCACCTCGGTTCAAAACTCGCCCACGAAAACGAAGCCCCCTTCAGTGAAAAGGTTGCCGAGTTCTTTATTCGTTCCTTCTGCCCGCCCGGAGGAATTGTCCTTGATTGTTTTTGTGGTTCGGGAACTGTTCCCGCTGTGGCCATCAAAACAGGCCGCAATTATATTGGCATCGACATCCGACAATCCCAAATCGAACTTGGAACACGACGTATTGAGGAAGCAAGACAGTGGGTAATCCAGAACAAACAAAAGCCGCCTTCGGAATCTTTAACCCCGGCCATACGGGAGAATACAGGGAACTCCAGCACATTTGCACCGCCTTTGGCCTCAGCAGACAGCAAGCTGCCCGATTCTGTAACCAGTTAAGGATTCCTCTTCTCTACGTTGGGAAGGGTGCTTTCTTCTCAAGGCAAACTCTTGAGAAATCGCTCTATTGGATAACCCGATGGGGAGGTCGGGGCTTCGCTGCCCCCGGCTCGGACAAGAAAGCCAAGGGGAGAGGGAATGTCCCTGTGGTCATCACAGACGATTTTATTGAAAAGTGTTCTTCTGCTGAGGCCCTGGTCGAAATCTATCTCGCGGGTGGAAAACGAGACAAGGCCGGCGATGTGCTGGCAGAGATGATGAAGAAAATGGGGTTGAAGAAAGACAAATCTGGTATAATACCCAGTGTGAATGAGGTGACGAAATAGAGCCAGCGCGCGCCCAGCAGAGCATAGCACGAGCAGGGGAGTTTGGTATTTTCTCGACTCGCCAAATCACCCCTGAGCAGTCTGAAAAGATTACGGCTTTTACCGACCCCGTAACCTTGGTGGATGTATTTCAGGCACTTGACTGGACACACGACGAAGAAATAAGCATCTTGTTGGAGATTGCCCGTGACCCCAAAGGAAAGGGGTCAGAGCGAATCAATGCCATCAAGATGCTTCGGGAAATCCTGTATGTGGCTCTGGGTTCGTCGGGTATGAAAGCCCACGTCACCAAAACCGTTCAAGGGGTGGATGGCGAAACGATGACATTCAGCACTGACCTTGTGGCCGGTGCTTTATCACGAAAACCCCAGCAGATTAACTCTTTACGAGAGGAGCAAAAAGATGGTGGACAAGAACATAAGCAATGTGGGAGCAGCGATGGGGATACCAAACCTGCAACCGGAACCGGAACCAGGAATCCCCCCGGGGATGGCGGAAGTGGAGGAGTCGTTGAGACAGAAGGAGATGCAGTCACAACCGATACCCCCGCCCCCGTCGTTAGAAGTGATGTCGGAACTCCCACCCCCAGCGGAGTTGAAGAACCTCGAAAGGATACAGGACAAACAGACGGCAACGGAGTCTCCAGCCAATCAAACAGTGTCCCCAAACAACACGACCCTACAGCCGGACACAAGCCTCCCGTCAGAGACAGTCTCCGGCTCTTCCCCGGAATCAGCAGTAAAGGATGATAGTGCAAGAAATCTTGATGGGACTCCTTACAAGGGAGTGGGCGATGGGGGGGCAGGTAAGACAATCCGAATCGGCCCAAGAACCGATTTCGAGAAATTCTGTGAGTTCATAGACCTGAACTGGAACAGCGGGGTGGTGGCGATGCACCTCCAGATGCTCGGAAGCAATCCGATGGTGATGCCTTCCATTCTCCTGTGGCAGGTGGACATCCCCGCATTTCAGGAGGCCGTTCTTCAGACAGTCCGAAACGAGCAGTTCAGGAAACTGGTATGGCCAATCCTTCTTCGACTGATGGGGGACAGTCTCCCAAACAGCCAGTGGAGTGCATCGGTGATGACCACCTTGGCAGTGTTTTCAGTGTTGGCCGGATTTGGAGAACAACGTCACGAGGGGGATGAATTGCCAGAAGTTCAGGAAGCAAAAGAGGACAATAAATAGGAAGTGGACTTTGTAGACCTGCATAGTGTTAGTGGCAAGGTAGAAAGGTTTTACCTTCGTGACCCCGAGGGGAAGAATCCCTATTATCCCCTACCCGAGAACTACGGGATAATGCACCCTATTGAGCAGAAACAGGCTAGGATGAAAATTCTACTTGACCAGTCTACCCCCTTGGGGCTGGTAAGAGCTTGGTTTCTATTTAGGTCAATTTATCTCAAACCACTCGGAAATTCATTTTACCGGACAGGGTTTTCGGAGTCCCCTGAGTTTCATTTCCAGATGGTTTACGATTTGGGGGACTACGCCCGTAACGCAGATGCAGCCCCCCGCGGCAGTGCGAAATCTACAATCATAGGTATTGAGATTATCTTGTTACTCCTGCTTACTCGTCCCTACTTTGCGATAGCATTGGGGCTTGCTACGGACAATCTGGTAGAAGTTAGGTTCGATACCATCATCGAACAGATTACCACCAACCCCCTGATTATCGAGGACTTTGGGAATTTGAAACCAGCCAAGGGAGATGCTACCTTCAACCGGCATTACATCCATTTGACGAATGGGGCTACCTTGCAGGGATTCTCGGTATTGGGAAAGAAAAGGGGGGCAAGACCAAACCTGTTTATTCTGGATGACCCAGAGAGCGACCCCGACAATGATTCCAAGGAGTCGATGCAACTGCTGACCGAGAAGTTCCAGAATATCCTGTTCCGGCAGATTATGCCAATGTTGGAATGTGGTTCTTCTATATTCTGGATAGGGACATTGATAAACCGTCGTGCCTATCTGTATCACGCGGTCAACAATGATGACCCCCGCTTTACTTTCTGGAATCGTCGAGTTTACAAAACCATCTACTCGGATTATGCCAATCCCACTAAATCCAAAATCCTGTGGGACAGCCGGTGGACACCCGAGTGGATTGCGGCGAAACGGGCGGAACTTGGGGAGGCCACATTCAAAGCCGAGTGTCAGAATGACCCCTCCACGGACACGGAACGGTCATTCAACATTGATGCTCGTAAAAATGAATATACCATAAATCCCGACACTGTGGATGATAACCTGGAGAACAATCCTCTGGAATCCTCAGCAGAAATTATGTGGTATGAGAAACCAGACCCGATGGTGGCTGTCTATTCCGAGGTCAAGAAACCATTAAAGGATTTCCTCAAAGACCTCTATATCATCGGCACATTCGACTATGCGCAGGGGATGGCACAACACAACGATTATTCCTGCATCGGAATCGTGGGATTTGATGGTAAAAATACAATGTGGGTTCTGGACGGATGGATGGGGAGAGCCAAAGAACCCCGATTGTATGAGTTAATCCTCCAGTATGGGATGAAATGGAAATGCAAGGTCATTGGGATTGAGTCGGCCTCAACCCAGATAAATTTCTATGATAGTGTTTCCACCTTCGTAAACGAGAAGGCTGGGGTGGTAGGATGGAGGCCACGGGTAATGCCCATCAAGTATCCAGCCAACACTTCCAAGTCGAAACGCATTGCAGGAACTGGTTGGAGATTTGACACCGGCAAAATCAAGTATCCTGCGCATCTCAAAAACAAGTGGCCGATGAGCCAGCTTTACACACAAACCCTGGACTTCACGGAGGACTTGGCTCTTCTCCCATTTGATGATATGATTGACTGCGTGTTAGGGATGCCCCAGTATGTTGTCCACGCACGAGGGTCTAAGTTTTCTGCTGAGGCTCCGCAGGATGATTCCCTGATAGAACGCATCAAGAAGGGGCAACCCTTACAGGGTGGACTACCTTTTCTCGCCGACGTTAATCCCCTGACCCTGAAGCCGGCAGAACTTGCAGCCTTGGAACAGAGAACCTATGCCAAGAATAATCAGGGGCGACAAACAGGAGTAATCATAAGACCTCGGGTGATGGGATAGGGGATTGACTTTAATGACAAATTATGATACAATAGGAGTAATGAGTATGGGTAATTACATAACAGTGGCTATGATAGTTATGCTTCTTGTCTATTTGATTTGTGAGAAGATTTCTATTCGTAGGTGGGAAAAGGAATACAGGGAACTTGTGCAACAGTTTATCCTGTATAAGGCTTCGGCAGAAAACAGGGTGGGGGCAGGGGTGCTGATGCAACACGCCGATAAGTTAAGAGGAATATCGAACCAGCCTCAGCAGAAAGTAGAGGAACCACCCCCAACAGGTATAACTTTCAAGACAGAGTTTAGGAAATAACGATGTCATACGATATATTGCTTCCCGGGGATACTACCTCGGCTGAAAATGTATTTAGAGAGTGGCTTTCCACTGGGGAACAAATCAGGAATCCTTTGGCCACTAATTGGTTGATTTCGTACTGGTATATGCGCGGAGTTCGTAATCTTACTGCCGACTACAATAGGGGGAGCGTCACGGCATCCTACATTGATGAATCGGGGACATTGAAATTCAGGTGGGAAGAGATTGTTGCCCGTTACCTTTCGCAGATGGGCAGGATAATGTCACTGGACTTGTCACCGGCCACAAAGCCGAGAGGGATAAGTCTGGACGGATTGAGAAAGTCCAGTATTGCGCAGGCGTGCCTGAATGTGGCGTTTCCCGACCAGAAGGTTCTGGAAATGAAACAGGGTATTGCACAACCTCTGCTTACCTATGGGACGTTGGGGTTGGTGAATTGGTATCAAGACCAAGATTCGATGGGTATTGAGGTTGTCCCCCCGTGGGAACTCCTGCCCGTGCCTTCGGATGTCCCTACCACAATGGCAATCAGGGGAAAGATAAGGGCGAGGTTTGTGCCGAAGAGATGGCTGGAGGGTCTGGCCATTCTTGACAAATCGGATAAGGCCAAACTAGATAAGGCTGATTCCTTCTCCGTCCCTACGGGGCAGATTCCTTCACCTGTCAATTCCAAGTTTCAGGGGGTGTTATCCTCGACGGGGATGGGTTCTACTTTCCTGATTGACCACAAACCGAATGAGTCCGACGCCTACTTCAATAAGAAAGGCAAGGATGAGACCTCCGAGGAATTGATAAAGATGGGAGAAGTATGGCTGGATTCTCCTGATGGGTTCTTGGGGGAATATAGGATTTTTGCGGGGGGCAAACAAGTCTATCAACAGAACTTTGCACAAAGCAAGATATATTCTCCCTGCAATGTAATTCGGTATGCGGATGTGGGTGGATTCTTCGGGAGGAGTTTTGTTGACCTCGTGATGCCGGTCAATGCCGAAATGGAATACACGATAGCCAAGGTATTCCAGAACATACAAAGTCTTGATAATGAGGGGTTGCTTTGCATACCCACATCGGCAGGTATTATGGCCGATGCTATCGAGAATAAGAATGGCCGCAAGATTATGCGGTATGAGCCGGATTACACCTCAAATCAGGATGTGAGACCTTTTGCTATTAACCCCATCAACTCGGGGACATTCCCGATACAGGGATTGAAGGTGGGGATGGAGTTGATGGAGAGAGTGGCCAATCAGCCCACCGAAATGATGAGAGGGGATGTCCCGGGCAGGATTGACTCAGCACCAGCTCTGGGAATGTTAAATGAGAGTGCTGGAATCCCGTTGGCTCCCGTGGCTCGTAATGTGGCGGGGGCTGTTTCTGCGGCTTATCGCTCGATGTTAGGAATTATAAGGTCTACTTGGGGTGATGACAAGGTAGTAAATGTCAATAAACTGGATGATACCTTGGCCGGTTTGTCCTTTGACTCCAAGTCGGGGGAAATGAAGTTGGCCAAAAACGCCATTCCTCATCCCGACGAAGTAACGATTACGGTAGCTTCTGAAATCCCAATCTCCAACGAATTACAAAAGATGGAACTCAAGGAAGCCCTGAAGGATGGGACAATTACTCCTACTGAATATCGGATAGAAGTCAGGAAGAGGGGACTCACCCTGCCGGTGGGCAATGAACAGGAGTGGCAAAACTATCGTCGAGCGATGATGGAAAATCTCCTATTGTTCGGGGATGGTGAGACTGCTAATGACCAAGCCGTTATCGTAACCGAAGAGGATATGCACTTGATTCATTTGATGGTGCTGGATGCGTTTAGGGCAAGACCTGAGTTTTTCTTGGCCTCAGCAGAAGTAAGAGACCTCTTCAAGAAACATCACGATTTGCATAAGGTTGGATTAGGAGTTTTGCCGGATAATATGCCGACAATGGATGCCTCAGCGGAGGAAGCAGATATGATGATGCAACAGCAAGGGGCAATGGGACAGGAACAAGGACAACCGATGATGTAACCTACCCTTCAACGTGAAGGACGGTTAATTTTATAGGGGTTTTCACGATTTAGAGAGGAGCAAGAAGTATGACACCGGAAGAACAGGCGGCAAAAGACGCGGCAGATGCAAAGTTGGCACAGGAGGCGGCAGCAGCGGCGAAGAAGGACGAACTTATCGAAATCAAGGTGAACGGGGCAACCCAGAAACTCAGCCAGGAACAGCTTATCAAACTGGCCGAGAAATCTGCTGGGGCCGACGCAAAATTTATGGAAGCCGCGGAACTCAAGAAAGAGGCGGTCAAGGGTTTGAGAATTGAACAACTTTACAGTACTATTTCCTCAGCAGAATCGGTGGAGAAGGTGGAGGCCGAGGCGCGAGAACTGGCTGGACTCCTGAATCTGAAACCCGAGGAGTTTATTTCTTCCCTGAAGGACGATTCCAGCGATACAGCCCGTAGAACTTCTGCTGAGGCCAAGGTTGAGCTATCTGCTGAGGACAAGCAGGTTCTCGGATATGCCCGTCAGATGATGTATGATGGACAGATTAAGGTATTGAAGGATTCCATCGAGCAGGGTATTGACACAGAACCGCATTGTGTTAAAATGATAAGTGACTTGGCCGGCGACAATGCGGAGTTGGCCAAAGAGTTGAAAAGTGAATTGCTAGACCAAACCTTCAAAGACGTTCAGAGGAGGGTTACTAGCCAAGAGCAGACAGACCTGAACACGATAGTCTCTTCGAGCCTTCAGGAGGTAAGAGGGAGACTAGAGCGAAATGTTAAGAGGTTCGGTACTCCGTCTACGGCGACCAGTGGTGTTCCTGTATTGCCATTAGGTCAGCCCGACAGCATCTCGGCTAAAGCCTACGCCAAAGAACCAGTGAAGCGTGTTTCGTCTGCCGAACCCGACTTTGAGGACAATTTTGCTGCCCGTGTTGTTCAAAGGGCAATCAAGATGGGTAAGTCCATAGTCGGATAGTAGATGATGGAATACGGGGTAACTGGGGAGTCCTTGTAAGGTTAAGTCGCACACAAACTATTTATTGACTTAACTTTTAAGGAATAGCGTAATGGCTGCTTCAGGAGCAACAAATTTACTTACGTCGCTGGACGACAACATTCGAGAAGAGTTGCCGGCGATATTGTTAGAGTCCCTGCCCAAGGTCGCACCGATGTTTGAGGACATCAAGAATACGACTTTGGGTGTTGGGCCGAATACTGCGATTGGCAGGGGATGGACTGTGATGCACCTGTTCGATACGGGTGTCAGCGGCGAGTTCCAGAACTCCAATCCAAGTGGCCCTGCGATTGCGGGGACGACAAGTTTACGAGGAACTGAAACGTCGGGGATAGACCCTGATGATGCAGACCTCACACCATTCCCGGACGGAATGGCATCACAGTATCCGGGCATAATCAAGAGGTCTTTGACCCTGCACCGGATTACTGGTAACTTCAACATTCCGCTTCAGTATCGTCAGGCAGATGCCCTCGGCGCGACCCAGATTAAAGAGGTCGGACGGATACTGAAGGGTGTGGGCAAGCACAAAGCGATTTTGGAGGCTGCGAGTTTCTTTGCTCACAAGGCAACAAATTCGGCAACCTTCAGAACCGATGTTCTGGGTCGAGTTAGCTCGGCTGCGGAAATTAGCACGACTAATCACGTCCTCATCACACTTAATGAGGCGTATGGTCGAATTCACAATTTCAGAACTGGTATGCTGATTGACATTCACGCAACCAGCACTGATACGTTGCAGGAGGGTACAGCAACGGATGGCACAGACAGGATTAACTACCTGACTGGCGGAACATATCTCAACTGCGTAGTTACCAATGTGGATTACATTGGACGAACCATTACCGTTGCCTGCTTCAATTCATCGACAGGCGCGATAATGGCCTACGACAATACGAATGGCTGGTATACTTCCGGCAGTTTATGTGTAGCAGCCGGTATGTGGATTGTCGCCAAGAACACCGGCACTTATGCCGCGGCAACAAGGCCGATGATTAGCTGGGGTCTTGAGGACTGGATTGCGGCATCGGGAACAATTCTCGGTGGTGCGTTCAATGTTGATACCTACCGGCAGTTCCGGTCATTGGTGAAAGACATATCTGGCCCATTGACCGAGTTGGTGCTGACACGGTATCTTCAGGGCTTCCAGGAAAGTTATCCCGGAGCCTCGATTGACACATTCATCACTGACGCCGGCGTGCAGAACAAGTATGTCCAGCAGGCATATCTCGGCCCCAACAAGTTCACCTACGACCGCACGGGTAAAACCCTGTCGTATGCCGGTGGCTGGTCAAAGATTTCCTACAGCATAGACGGCAAGGATATGCGGTGGATTATATCCCCAATGTGTCCGAAGAATACGCTGTATGGCGTGAAGTTCGGCGAGGACAATATCCAGCGGTATATCCCACCTAGGATAGGCGGCTCGAACAGCGAAGTCGATTCGCAGGTTGAGTTCTATGCCCCGGCTGCCGGATTCCCCGGTATCTTTATGCCGGTGCAGAAGTCCACATCCGCTACAGGCGTAGTCGCCAACGCGGATATGGTTCAGGCTCCGTTCTGGATGTACACCTTGACCTGCCCGAAGGATGTTCGGAGTATCAAACTGACGAACCTTACGGAAGATTCGCTGGTATAAAACAACGAAGTTTAATGGAGGCACAGGCTTCTCTCCTGTTTCTTGTGCCTCCAATTTTTGACTTTTTAGAAAGGGTAAAGACAAATGAATGTTCAAGATGCGATTTTGAAATATGGGTATAGGGTTATACCCTTCTTTGCGGCACTGGGTCTAAAATTGACCCCCACATCCTCGGTATGGTTTGTGGATAGTGGCCACGCCAATACCTTGGATGCCACAGATGGGGAACACGGCACTTGCCCGGAACTCCCGTTGGCAACCATTGACTATGCGATAGGACTTTGCACGGCGGGAAATCAGGATGTAATTCTGGTTGCCCCCGGTCACGCCGAGACACTGGAATCCGCTGCGGATATTACCTGCGATGTGGATGATGTGCAGATTATCGGCTTGGGAACTGGCGATAACAAACCGGTTCTAACCGTAACAACGGCCAACAATGAAGGTGGCCCTGTGAAATTCTCAGGTAACAACATTACCCTGAAGAATATCCGTTTTGTCGGCGGGACAACTGGTGGTTCGCAGAATGTCATAGAAATCAATACCTCGACGTATATTACGATTGAGGATTGCGATTTCATAGAGACAGCAAATACTCTCGAACTGAGCGTTGCGGCCAATTACGGGATTATCACGGTTCTGGATACCACGGCAGCTTCAAGTTTCATTACCATTCGAGGATGCACTGTTTATTCGGTGCTGGGTGGCGATGATGTCTCCTTCTTCTCCGTAACAGACGGCAGTAACGGATGCACCAATATCCTGATTGAGAATAATAGGATATGGGGTGACTTCAATGATACCGTATTCTTCCTAGACCAGGGAACGACTGCGGTAACTATCGTTACTCTCCGCAACAACGATGTGGTCAACAACGATGCGGCTGCAACCAACAACATTATGCAGATTGATGCGGCTGCTGTGGTTGCTATGCTGGGCAATAGGTTCTGCACGGGTCAGGGTGGGGCAGTTGCTCCTCTGGCAAATACCGGAGCATCCTTCGGTGTGGAGAACTTTGTCTGCGAGCCAAACGCCTACGGACTCAAGTATCCATTGGCAGCGTCAAGTATGGCCTAAAATTAACGGCCCCTGTTATGGTGGGCCGGTACACAATGGTGAATTGTGGAAAGCCCACCGTTATTATTGGAGATAAGATATGTCTAAATTGCTTGACTACAGGTCAGCCGCAGGAAGTGCAGTATCGTGGCCGGGGAAATCCAATGCAATAGGAACAGCCCCAGTAGAAGTAATGCCCGCACCCACCTCGATAATGAGTTTGCTTATTGAGGGAATCGTGATTGGGAACAAGACGGGTAGCCCCATCACCGTTACCTTGGTTGAGGATACTGGGTCGGCGGCCACGGAAATCAGTTCACAGATGTCCTTGGCGGCCTATGAAACCCGTTCCATCCTGTTTCCCCATTTTATACAAGCCTCAGCAGGGGTAAATGTTGGGGCGAAGGCCAGCCAAGACGATGCGGCAACGATACTAATGTTTGGAAGAGTTGAGGGGACATAACAATGTTTCTCGGGACAGCAACCCAATTCAATCCGGCTCGCCATCAGATTATCGAAAACAGCGATGTTCTAAAATCCCTGCTGGCACAGGTTCACGACAAGAGAATCCGAGACCTGCTATTTGCATATCGGCACAGGATTCACGGAACGTGGGTCATTGGGATATGGGAAGATTTGGGGAAACACGAATTTGTGGATGGGATGAATATGGGGTTGTCCCCGAATACCCTCAGCAGAGAGAAGTTCCAAGAGTTTCTGCTGAGGCTCAATAATCCCACAAGGACTACGGATGTCCGAGATTTTGTATCAAGAGGAGAACGAGACGGGACACTGGCATTACAGGACGAACAGGATGAGGCAAGTGAGCGACGAAATTGGTATCATAACCCAACTGGAAGGATAGCGGTAGCTGTGTGACTTTAGACCAAGACGACAAAGAATATATGGACTTAAAAATACAGTATTGGTTAGACAGGGCTATGCCGTCAATTTTAGCTGACCACAGTAAGGGCTGTCCTACTTCGTTGAGATTGCGGGATAGCAAAATGTTTATAGCGGGGGTGACTGCTGCTTGTAGTGCAATAGCAACCGTAATAGGAGTAGGTTTTACTTGGTTAATGGGGAAGTGATTTATGAAAAAGTTTCTGGTTTTATGGGTATTGGTTTTAACTATTGCAGGGGCATCATTCGGCTACAGTTCTCCCACTCCTAAGTTGGAGGGGGGATATGTTCTGATTGACTCGGCGACGGGCAGCCAGATTCCTCTAAGTGCTGCGCAGAAATCGTGGCACGACGTAAACGCCGACCCTAACTGGGTAAAGATTCCAACCCAGATAAGGAATGGGTATTTATCATATATGTTCGAGTTTACTACAGACGGGAATGACCCCTGTGGGGCTACAGTGGACGTGAATATCCTGTTTGCCCGTCCTTATGGGAGTGGAAAGGTTGCGGCCAAATTGAATGTCAGGTGTGGGGATGTCCAAGTGTCCCACGACCCTAACTCAGGAGTAGCATATCTTTCTTCTGCTGAGGCTGACCCCAACCACAAGTTGGCAGACTATGTTTATAAGTATTCGGATGTTAATGAGTGGAAGGGTGTTGCCTGCACATCGGGTGCGGATGGAAACGAAGTAGGTGGTAATGTGGGGACATTTGATATTGACCCACTGATGGAACAATTCACAAGGGTCGAGTTCTACAATTTCAGTGGAACCGGCATAACTAGGGTTAGATGCTTTATGACAGGGAGTGCTTCTTTATGATTAGGAATTATCTTGTTGGAATAGTTGTGGTCTTGGGTCTGTTCAATCTGTGTTCTGCAACTGAGAGAATAACCAGGGGTTTTAGTCCCTTGGGAGTAGATACCTATACTACGGGAGAATCAGATGCCCTGTTAGCGGCCAAACAGGACTTACTCACCTCCTCTACTGACGTGAACGTGCGGAATCTGGACGCCAACAGCATCGACGCGAACGATGGCAATTTTAACAACCTGACGGTGAATGGCAACGCTGTGGCCTCGGCGAATGATGTCAATGGCACGTTTGTTAAGCTAATTTCCGGTAATTCCATAACCGTTACACCTGACCAGAATTTACAGACGCAATATAACTGGCTGAAATCATCAGACAGGGACGCGAATATGGGTGCTTTATCACCTACGAACTGGCGAACACTTATTTTCTCGGATGGCGACTACAATCTTATTACTTCCACACTGGTTCTCGATACGAACTATATTTCTTTTGTTCACAAAGGCAATCCATCTGCGTGTTTTATATATGGCGAACCTAACGCACCTTTAGTAATCAAGCAATGCGACTTTATGTATTTCGAGGGTATGACTTTTAAGAATACCAACACGACAGGTGCCAAATCTACGTCGTGTGCGGCTACTCCTTGGGCAACAGTCAAAGATAACGACTTGGTATCCCCGCATACGTTCCTATCAATCGAAAGTAGCGCTGCCGATACTACTTATTGGCGTTGCGACTTTAGACATAGCAATCCTTCTATATATACCAGGGAATCGTTTAGAGGAAAAACGGATACTCACGGAAAATTTCTATTTTGTAACGGCGATGCTGGGTCGCTCAGGGTTGCAAACAACTGCAAGCTACTCGTAAACATTTACGACAGTAATTTTGGGGTAAACTCTATAGGCGGAGACAATGATAACAATAGCAATGGCGCTGGTTATGTAGCATCTAATCTTTATCGCGTAACAGCGGGTAGCCAGGGCTGGGGCGGGTGTACGATTTTTGGTATGGATGTATATGGCTATGCGGAAGATTGTAACTTTTCAGGTAATAGCGGCGCAATGGGCAAAACATTTTACGCGACCGTAAAGCGTTCTAAATTTCTCACCAAAAGCGTCGGCGGGTACGGTATGGCAACATCTATCGGTCGCGTAGCATCTACCGCAATAATAGAAGATTGTGAGATTACTCAATCTACAGGCGGTTCTTCACTGGGTATGTCGGCGACAGGTGGTTGTGCGGGGACTGTCATACGAACTAAACTTTATACCGATGTGTCTTATTGGAAAGACGGGAACACAATTGCTGCAATATCGGATTACACTGGAGGCGTTTTTAAGGATAACCATTCGCCCGTCCCTACAAAACTAACAGCCAACGCTACTATTTATCCATTTGATAATGGTCAAACTTACACAAATGCTACTGCGACAGGGCCAACTACGGCAACTATGCCAATAATGTATGCTGGGGCGCATTTCTTGTTTTTGGACGCCAACGATACGGCCACTGTTGACCCCAACGTAAAACCCCCAAGTGGCGGCCATTTTATTCTGCCAGATGGAACGGCGATGGATGTAAACGAAGGATTGATTAACGATGACGACAAACCTAACTGGCTGACGACCGATTACATTGACTCGAATAGTGTAATGGTCAATTATGGCCACACTTGGACACAGGAGACGCCATAATGAAACGACTGATTATACTTTTGCTTTTAGCGTAGAACAGAAACCATAACACACCAACGAAGGGGTAATAAGTGGCGAAAGAATTTCAGTTCCAACTCCTGACAAGTGAGACGGTTTACACGGCAGCAAGAAATGCCGTTACGGGACAAGTTCTAATCCCATCTAGTCTTACTTTCGAGGATTGGGTTGCCGCCGCCACTTATGATATTGCCACTACAGTCGATGATGGTCTTTTGGCCTCAGCAGATATGCCAGCAAGTTCTCCGGTGGGGTATTACTTTGGGGTGTGTTACAAGCAGGAAGGTGCATCTCCGGCGAATGGAGACCCTGTTCGTGCCGTGACTGAAGTATTCTACTGGAATGGAACTGCCAAGATTCAAGCCCCCAAGAACTCGGAACAGGCACAGGGTGGAGCAGGAGACCATATCGTAACCCTGACGATACGGGAAACAGACGGGACTCCGATTCCCGACGTTCTCGTGTGGCTCAATACTTCGGATTCCAGGGAAAATGCTGTGGCCGGCTCTTCAATGACCAACGACAGTGGGGAAGTCCAGTTTTTCCTGACCTATGGGACAACTTATTATGTATTCTGCCACAAGGCCGGATACAACTTCTCGACCCCAACAATAACCCCGGAATCGGGAACGGTGGACTTTACAAAAGATATTGGAACTGAAGCTGCCGCTGAGGCTACAGCGTTGTCTACGGGATTCATTGCCCGCGCATTGGCCGATGTTCGGTTGCACACGGATGAGCCTACAATAAATTCCAAGTATTCAGACGCCCTGATACTTACCAAACTGGAACAGGCATATCCTATTATATTGGGAGAGGTTTATCGAAATAGCAGGACTCCTGTGGTAGCCAAGTTGGTGATAACAGTGGATAGTGCCAAGGAAACCTATGCTCTCCCGCCGAGTTTGGGGGTGATATGGGCTATCTATGCCAAGGACACCGATAATGGGACGAAGTTCTTTTACCACTCACGGGGGATACATAACACATCGGGTCGGGGAATCTGGGTGGAGGGTAGAACCCTGCATATTCAGAGACCCGAGTTGTATGTGGGAAGTGAAAATGAGTTTACCGTAGAGTATACGGAATTGGGGACATCTCGACTGCACGACGGGGTTTTGGCCGCAGCCGTAAATACAGCGGGAGATGAGGTCACATTAGCAGCAGTTCCTTCAACGGGGACTCTGGATACCCGAGACAATGCCTATGCGGGTTGCTTATTGAGAATCCTGTCGGTGACGGGAACGTCTCCTACAGGCGATTACATACAGGAAAGAGTTATCACAGACTACAATAGGACAACCCGTGTGGCAACATTGGATGTAGCACTTGACCCAGTTCCGGTTGCGGGTGCTGGCGGTTACATTTATTATGAGATAGCCCCGGCCATCAATCAGGGAATGGACTCTGTGCTGGCTCTGTATGCGGCCTATATGATTGCGAGCATTGAAGCCCCTATACAGAAACGAGCCGCGGGTATTCTGGCGATGTATAGAGACCAGTTACGAAACCTTAGGCTTTCCTCATACTATACAGTTCTGGAAGATGCAACGAAACTTCGTGCGGATTGTTATGATAATAACCGTTTTAAGAGGGCTTATTGATGCGTAAACTTATCATTATTGCAGTGATGTTGCTGGCATTTTGTTCTTCTGCTGAGGCAGCTGGTCTCGGTGTTGGACTGTTCTGGGGTGGAATAACCGGGGACATAAATGACCAGAATGATTTGATGTTGCTCTTGGATGCTGCGGGGACTGGGAGTTCTCTTGACCTCAATGCCGTGCCAGATGGCAATGTTCTATTTAATGATGGCAATACACTGGGTAATGGGCCGAGGAAGTCCAAGGTGATGACCTCTACGGGGGAAGCCGGAACCACACAATATGTTGACCCCTGCCTCCCAGATGCCAATGGATTTATTAAGACTGTGGACGGAAACCGGATAGCCGATAACAATGTAGTGACTACCTCGGACACAACATCAGCATATTGGGTATTGTGCCGTAATCCAGACAATAATGGGTGGACACCGAGACATCTAGTAGCTGGCCCAAATACTGTTATAACATTTGCTGATGTGACAGAACCAAACATCACCGTAACGGCAGGTGGAGGAAGTGGGGCAAGTGCGGTTACTATTACTGGATTTCCCCTGACAATAAATGGACAAGAATTAGGGTGGGACTACAATAGTGTTCACTTCAAGGCCGATTCTGATGGCTATTTTGATATAAATTTTTCTCCGGTTAATGATACCAATGACCAGAACATAGCGGGGGTAAAAACGTTTACATCCTCCCCAATAGTGCCTACCCCAACGACAGACTATCAGGCAAGCACTAAAAAGTATGTAGATGACCAAGTGGCTACTGCCTCAAGTGCTGCAATAATTTATCAGGCCGTTGGGGCTAATGATGTGGCTATTTCCTCAGCGGATGTTATCTCTTCTATGCCGGATATGCTACTTACCGAGACAACAATAGGTACAAGTATACTTGCTTATTTTACTGCTCCCCTTATTGATGAGAGCGATGTCAATGGCCAGTCAAGTATCCAATTCCTAAAAACTGGACTTACTCCGGGAAGCCATACTGTGCAGATAAAGTGGTTATACCACAATCCCGGTGCGCCCAACAATTATAGTCGGGTCTACTTATACATAGATGGAGACATCTCATATAACGAATATCTTTCTGGAATAGGAGCTGGCCCTCTGTACCAAAGAGGCTCTACAGATAGCCCACGAGTTCTTACAATATATGACTTACCCTAAAAAGGAAGTAAATGTCAGAAGTATTCCTGCCAAGCGGAGTGAGTCTGTCACAGGTATCGGATGGTGTGGCCGCTACCTTGATAGGAAATTACTATCCTTCGATTGACCAGTATGTAAACAGCGGATTAGGATTGGTAACTCCGTGGGGCGGAGGAATCCTCAGCAGATTGACCTCTTCTGATTCAGAAGCAGCCGGGGCGGGAACATCCAGCGACCAGTCCTCTGCTATGCTGGATATGGTTCAGAGTCTTGCTGCTTCCCGTGCGCCCGTCACTAATTACAATTTCCAAGGACTAATTGGGCCTCCGGGAACTCCCGGGACTCCCGGACTTCCGGGATTTGCTGTCAGCCTTCCTGGGTCTACGGGAGCGCAAGGTGAACCTGGACAACTTCTTCTCGTTGCCGAACAACCCAAATTCGACGGCACATTCCAGTCAAATACTCCCACGGCGGGTAAGGTTGCTTGGACAGGAGGAATCCTCACATACAAGACAATCGAATATACCATTACCGCCGATGCTACTGGAACTGTAGATGATTATATTTACTGGGACTTGAATGATGACCCTACAATCTTTCACTCTACTGCCGACCGATTACAGGCTATAGGGACAGACCGATGGATTATCTGCTTCAACGATGATGGGGATGCCTACGCGGTTTCATCTGACCAGATGATTCCCGGGACAATTATAATTGATGGAACTGTCTTGTCAGATGCCCTTGCAGAAAATGCCGTAACGACCGCCAAACTAGATGCCCTTGCCGTGACCACATCCAAGATAGCAACTAGTGCCATTACTGCCTCTAAAATACTGGCGGGGGAAATAGGCACAGCCCATCTTGGGGCATTAACAATTACGGGTGACAAGATTGCGGCAAATGCTGTTACTTCCTCCAAAATACTGGCGGGAGAAATAGGGGCGAATCACATAGCTGCTGGGGCTATCACGGCAGGTAAACTGGCAGCAAACTCTGTGGTGGCGGCTAACATAGTAGCTGGAACAATCACAGCTAATCAGATGGCGGCAGCAACTATTACGGCGGCATCGGGTGTTATTGCAGATTTGGCAGTGGGTACATTGCAGATAGCCAATAATGCGGTGACACAACTTGCATCTACCTTCACCGAAACCGGACAACCTCTTACAAATAATGTTTGGGTTACAATAGCTGAGTTTTCTTTTACTGCTACGGGAGTATCGGTTATAGTATCGGGCAATACCCAGATAAAGCCGACTGGCATAGTACCCTCTACCGACCCGGTACAATTACGAATAACTAGACAGTTGGCATCCCAGTTATCTGTTGTTTTTACCAGTCAAAGTTTTGGTATACCTGCAAATAGTTGTGTATTTGCCCCAATGACTATTGTGGATGTTCCCGCAGCGGGGTCTCAAACATATCGCCTACAGGCAAAGTGGAATACAGCAAGTAGTGGTACAATGTATGCCTATATGACATCCTTATTCGCTATGGAGAGAAAGAAATAATGCCAGAAAAATACCTACCATATTCTATCCTTGGGCCTAGAATGGACAAATCAGTTCCGGCCAACCAAGTCAACCCCGGGGCATTTGGACACTTGGCCGGCATAGACGGTAGATTTATGAGATGTCTGCGCAAGTATTTTGGAAACAGGAAGGTTCTTGACTTGAGAGACATAACGGGAGGCGAAAATGTCGGAACTTACAGCGGCCCGTCTTTTTTCAAATATGTATCATTTAAGAAATATGGCACATCGGATATCTACCGCGGCTTCGTCGTCCGCTGGGACAGTCTTGACTCCACAACCGACCAGCAGGTTGACCTCTTCTATACACTCGACAACGGAACAACGTGGGCAGTTCATTCGATATGGGCAACGGGCAACTCAATAACAGCCTCAGCAGAGATGGACTGTTCCTCGGACGAGCAATACCTGTTTGTGTGTGTAAAAGGTAAGGATGCCAAGACTGTCTATTGGGATGGTTCAGCACTACAGACAGTGGATATGGGGCCAGGGGATTTCAGTGCCACAATAGCCGCCCTTACCCAATCAGGTTCGGCGGTCAAAACTGATGACTACCAACTTGCTGGTAATGGGGTATATCAGGTGGCTTGGAGATTCTATGATTCCAAGCGGGGAATTTATAGCGCATTAAGTGACCCCGTTACGGTGAGGAATGAGGTCTATAAAACCTCCCCTGCGACAGGCTCTATCAGTTTCCTGTCGGGTGGCGGGGACTCGGGTAAAATGGTAGAAGGGGATACTATAAGCATAGTGGGCAGGAGCTACAGATATGTAACCGCTGGGGCGGATGTCACTATCCCTGTGGCTACCTATGATAGTATAGCGGGACATTGTGCTGCGCTGGCAGATGCCATAAACGGAGATGCTTCGTCTTACGTTACGGCGGTGGCGGGAGAAAACTCGGTGCAGTTGACCTCCAATGTGAGGGGGTCAGATGGTAACAATTATGGAATATCCATATCCGAAGTTGCTCCTAGTCAAGATGACTTGGAGGTAAGTGGAACTACGTTATCAGGAGGCGGAAATACCACGACGGAGCCGGAAACAGGGTGTAAGGTAACAATGGACTTTCCTGCCAACGGTTCGGTCTTGGCTGGCAAGACCTTTACCGATTTTGACCTCCTATTCGATACTGTGGATATTTTCAGAACCATCAATCTGGGGTCATCTTCTCTCGCAACAAGCGGTGCTGTATTCTATCTGGAACAGAGCATAGCAAAAACTGGTAACTGGGAAAACTCAGGAACGTGGGATGCCCTGACGGTGGACATAGGAACAGTGATGGATGAGGCATTGCCTTTCTATACGATATATGACCCCCAGAAAGACATAGTAGAAACCCCACCCCAGTCGGGGGTGATAGAACGATACAGTGACATTACATTTATGGCTGATGGGTATGACATTGTATTTAGTTCGATGGAACAAACCTCAGCAGAATACTTCACTACTTACAATAGAAGATTTGGCAACGAGAAAGAGGGAGAACCACTGCGTTGTATTGCTACGGGAGATGCAATGTTCCTATTGTGTCCTGCTGCGATAATCCACGTCTACAAGACTATGACGGGCAAGCCTCTGCAATTCACGAGAATACACCGTCAACGGGGATTGGCGGCCAAAGGTGGTGCGCACGCAGTGGGAAATAGTGTTCTTCTACTGTCCGGGTTACACCTCTCACTGTTAAATGCCAATGACGGCAGTATGGGAAATATCTCGACACTGAACCGGCTTCTGGAGATTGACTGGGTAAATGACATTGCAGACATCGAGAGTGGATATGATTCATTGATGGACGCATCGTTCTTCCTGAATTCAAATCAGAACCAGATGGCTATTGTGTGGCACTCGACACAGATGTGTACTATCCTGGAAGGGGCAAATTTCGTCTCGGTATCCGAGGGGTTGGACATAACTACCGGCAAGAAGGTAAGGGCTTATTTCATTACCTCAAAAGGGGTCATCCTTTCCCCCGATTATGCCTCAGCAGGAAGTGGGACGATGCTGGATGTTGCCGATACCTATACCCTAAATGGAACTGCAACCTCGACAGGAACAACCCTGACAGATACAACGGCCACTTTCGATTCGGGATTGGTTGGGGCTATGGTGTATATGGCAAGCGGGTTGAACGCCGGCGATGGCAGGGAGATTTCTTCGGTAAGCGGGACTACCCTGACATTCCTGACAAACTTTGACCATACAATCACAAGAGGAGACCGATATGCGGTGAGTCCCGTGCCGGTAAAAATAAGAGCCTGGAAATTGCAGGAAGAGGGTGTTGATGCCTTTACCCGATGGAAGATGACGGGGATGGCCATATCTGCGGGGGAACTAGATGGATTTACAGATAATCCCAACAATAAGTTCAGGGTATCGGCATACAGGGGGAATAGTTCAACCCCCCAGAGCAACTCGGCGGAGATTAGGGCTGATAATAATACCTCTCTTTCTGCTGAGGCCCTCAACATTGATGGGGTAGATGTAATGCCTTATGTGGAGCAGATTTCGTCGGGGACGATGTTCGAGATTACTGATATTGAGGTTGGGACTAGCTATACAGGGAGCAAGAAAATAGGCGATTGACTTTGTTGCTGATTTGTGATATAATGAGGATATAATATGCCAGACGCATTATCGACATCTAGCTCATACTTGACGGGTGCTGGGGGCATCGACTATGAGGCTCTCAGGAAGGCCATAACCGATGCCGCAACTAGGACTCGACAGGTAGCTTTGCCTACGTTTAATCAGTATGTCCCGGGAAAGAATGGGATTCCTGTTGCCTTGAATAATCCCAATAAGAATCTCTACCAGTTAGACCCTGCTAC